TTGGTCTCAAGAATCCAGTCTTGCTTATCTCTAAATGCAAGAACCTTAATTTGATTGAGTGGTGCAATGTCCTGAATTTTATCGGCATCTACAATACTAATCAAACCCCAGTCGGCAAGTAATTGTGCAATACGATTACGTCTCTGAACATCATTCAATGTTAGATTTGCATGTTTACCATCAAGGGCAAATAGTTCCTTAAAATGCACAAGGTAATATCTTCCTTGCTTGTGCAGAATGTGACAGGACTGATAGATTTTCTTTTCCTTTCTAGACGCAACTCCGATACGAGTCAAAGTCTCACGCACTTTCAGAAAGTCATCTGGTTCTCCTAGAACCACTTCCACCATTTGGTCTGGTGTCCACTTCACTTCAGCTTCTCTAACAACACTCATCCTTTTCCTCCAGTATCAAATTTTGATTTAATAAAATTAAGTTGTTCTTTTGTTAGAATTTTCAAAGCCTGTTTTGCCTTCTCATTACTATAACCATAATAACGTTTGACATAATCTAGATCTTTGATCTTATCTTGTCGGAGCCAGGGAGAAAATCTCTTCTTTTTCCTCACAATATTTATAAAGAAGTCATATTGTAATTTTTTAGGAAGGAAATTATACTTATTCATCTCATTGACAAACATCAAAGTATCAAGATGTCCAGAGAAACAACGATTGATAATATAAGGAGGATATTCTTTTTCGAGTGAAGGGTCTTCATCAATCAAATGCTTCTTAGTTTGATTGATAGAGTTAAGCCAGTCTTTTAGTTCCATTGTTCTTCAATCGGAGTTTGTGGTGTAAGAGAATAATTAGTAACTAGAAGTTCTGTCTTTACATTGTCTTGAGTATTCTTATCTCCACGATGAACCATCGAATAACGAAGTTTCCATTCTTCAATATAATAGTCCTTGTAAAGTTCTCTCAATCTTTCATTATCATTATAAGTGATCATGAACTTGTGAGGGCACTCATAAACATCATTGGCAAACTTATCATGATCAAATGACTTATGCATTTCTCTATCTTTACCATAAAGAAAGTCTTTGATATCATAAGGGGGATCAAGGAACACAAAAGTATTATCAGATCCCTCAGCATTCATTACTCCAGAGTAATCAATATTAGTAATCTTCCAGTTCCTGATTAGTTCAGAAAATTGTGCAAGTTTATCTGCACCAACCAGAGAAAAGTTTGAGTTGGCAGCAGTTCGTGAGAAAGTGCTGTTCTCTGTTAGTCCAGAGTAACTACACTTGTTCATAATGAAGAAAGCAACTGCCTTTTGAAAGTCATCATAAGTGTCTATTTCTTTGGCATATTGATTAAACAAGTTTCTGGCAAACTGGTCTTTCTCATCCTGTGTGCCACTCTCAAGCATCTTCTCTTTCTGTTCCCTAACACTCTCAGAGAGGTCTTGACCATGATCCCGCAGTTGTACCCAGAAGTTGTATAGGGGCACATACAGATCATTAATCCAAACAAGAATGTCTGGATTTGCCTTGGTTACATCAATCGCAATAGATCCACCACCGATGAATGGTTCACGATATTCAGTGATTACTTTTGGATACCATTGAGAGAGAGTCTTAATTGCTTTCGATTTTCCCCCAGGGTAACGAATCGGTGTTTTAAGTGCTTTTATACTAGCCATAATAATTCAGTGTCAATGTTTTCATAAATCATTCCAATCTTTTCTAACCTTCTTTCACCCAGATATGGTTTCATAAGATTAGTCCATAATACAGCAGCCTTACCTCTAATAGAGAATGTCCATAGTGGTTTCCAACCTTTTACTTTTTTTGATGGAACATGTGTAAAAGTAGAGTTTCTACCGTCCATTATTTTTGATACTCTATCAATAATGTCTTTATCAGTCATCTGAATAGACATTAGCATTTCTGGTTTAGAAGTATAATTCTTTCCATTGCGGTGATTATACCTTTCTCTTGCTTTTTTATACTGCCAACATCCCTCTCCTTCCCAGATACCAGATATCCAGGCAAGTTCTATTTCACTTGGAGGATTATGTTCGTATTGAGACCTTTTTAACTTCATACGTATCTGTGTTACCACCCTTATTTATAGAAGGCAACTCTTCAGATTCATAATCACAAGGATGATACTTCAAAAATTCCCAGAAGGTCAATTTCATTTCCTTCTGAGTCATACCACAATGTTTTGCAGCAGTGGGTAAATTCATTGTAGCACAAAAAAGTGCTTCATTTGCTTCCTTTACATTCTGGGGAGTAGTTTTGACTTTCTCCTCCACCAGTTTGCTTTTATCAATTTTTAGTAGTCCCATCAGAAAGTCTTAGCAGTATCTAAAAGTTCTGTAAGATAATCCTGAAAACTCAGTGTGCTTTCTGCCATTATCCTATATCCAGTTCCGACATATAGTTGTCCCAATAAAACTGATACAGTAGCAGTTCCCCAAAAGATATAGTAGAACTTGGACTTAACTTGACATTTCTTAGTTTGTTTCATCGTAAGTAATAATAATTTTTTTAGTGATTTTACCAGTGTTATCATATGTAGAAGCATACTCTAACTTTCCTTTTAGAATCGAAACAACATTATTGAGTTGTTGCTCTACAATAGATTTCAATTCCTCCTCTGGTATTTCTTTTTTAGTACTTGATCCCGGTTCATTAAATCCTTCCATTTTCAAACTCCTTTACTAAACGTTCTGATTGTTTTTTATCAATTCCGCAAGGTGCATTTCTTAAACAAATTAAAATACACTCAGTATCACTGATAGTTGGTTTAATTGTAAATCCCCACTTATCAAGTTTACCTTCGGTGGGTGCTTCGCATGGGTCGAATTCATGTGGCATTATTCAACTCCTTTAGGAAAACTTTCAATTTCAGTCAATTCATAATACCAATCCTCCATTACAGTATTGGCGAGAAATCTACCACTCAGTCTAGTTATTTCTTCTGCGGCATACTCTTTATTAGGTGCCTCAATCCAGATGTCAATGACCTTACCTAACCTCAATTTTTTAATTTCCAGTTCAGACAATCTCTTACAGGCATCTCTCACAGCATTACCAGGAGAGTCATCGACCTGTGATCGTAGACGAATGAATACTAATGCTTTAAACTTCATGGTCGTTCCACCTCTCATCAAGTGCTTCATTAACAATATCCTTTAATTCTCTACGTTCTTCAGGTGTAAAGATTGTACGATGCTTCACTGGCATTGGAGGAATCTCTCTCCTAGAATTGGTATTACCCTTAGAAGGAATACTCATGCCCTGTGTATCAATTTTATCTTGTCTCATTTGTAATAATTCAATGAACCATTCCATTTAATTTATATTCTCAAATAAATTATTGATTACCATAGGAAGTAAACGATGTTCTGCTCTCTGAACTCTATGATGTAAGGTCTCTTCTGTATCTCCTACACAAATAGGAACAGAAGAAGAATCAATACATCCTCCAGAATCTAACTCTTCAGTCACATAATGAACTGTACATCCAGTGATTTTATCTCCACTATCTAATGCCTGCTTAACAGCATTAAGACCTTTATACTTTGGAAGTAATGATGGATGAATATTAATTATCTTATTTGGGAAAGCATTAATCAATCCCGGTGTAACAATCCTCATCCAACCTGCAAGAACTACTAAATCAACTTTGTGTCTATTAAGTTTATCAATGATTTTTTGTTCATCAATACTCTTAATACGGCAGTTTGGGATACCCAATCGGTCTGCCCTTTCTTGAGCACCACATCCTTTAATATTGTAGATCATAACTACAACTTCATGGTCTGGACAATTCTCAACGATGTTCTCAAAGTTAGTTCCGTTTCCAGAACACATGACTCCAATTCTCATTTAAGTCACAGGACCAGTTTTTTAGAGTTTGGAGTAATCAACTTACTACCAAACATTTCATTATACTTCTTACAGACATCCTCTTGGACTTCTGCGACATATACAACATGAGTTTTAGAAATCGTAATCTCTGGGTCTTCTTTACTAATCACGGTTGCCCATGGAGCAAATCCAACACCATTATTAGTTGGAAGAACTACAAGACCATTTTGGACTGTAATAGAAGCAGCATTCTCATCTATGAGTTCTGCGATAACTTCTTCACCAGTCACAATTCGTAGCAGTTTTACATCAATCATTTTAATTTACCTCAACTAAACTCGCATTCTACCATAATCTCAGTCAAACATGCAAGTAAGTTTATTTCCTGGTCCGCCACAAATGCCATTTGATACTGATACTTAGCAAGGACAAGCACAGCAGCAGGAATACTATTCGGAACCAAGGAATCATAACAAGCATCGTAAATACGACGCAACAGGACAGTAGTATCATTGTCCAGGTTATTGACAACCCATTTACGTACTTCGGGAAAATTCTTCTCTTTAAGGTTTTTAACCAGTTCATTGACGGCAACATCTGAAAAAGTGGCAAGAATACCAGAGTCGATTTTCCCACTTACGGAATATCTTTGGCATTCATTAAGAACACGTCTCCAATCAGGAAAGTGCTTATTGATTAATTCTACCAGGACCTTGTTATCATATTCAACACCTTCTGCATCCAAGATTTGTTGGATACGTTTGAAGAATTGTGCGGCAATGGTCTGACGATCCTTTCCTTTAATTCCAAACTCGACGACGGCACATCGGGAGTGGAGAGGTTCAAGGATTTTGTTTTTGTAGTTACAGGTAAAGATGAATCTACAATTGCCAGCGAACTCCTCAATAAACGCCCGTAAGAGGAGTTGTACATCATTGGATGTGTTATCTGCCTCATCAATGATGATGACTTTGTGTTTAGAATCTGACGTAAGTGATACGGTCGAAGCAAAGTTTTTCGCATTATTTCTGACGGTATCAAGGAATCGTCCTTCATCGGATCCGTTGATGACATATACATCTACTCCAAGTTCGTTACATAGTGCTTTTGCCACTGTTGTTTTACCGATGCCTGGAGGACCGGCAAGTAGCATATTAGGAATCTCTCCTTTATCTAGGAAAGATTGAAAGGTCTTCTTTGTACTCTCAGGGAGAATACATTCTTCAATAGTTTGTGGTCGATACTTCTCAACCCAGATGAAGTTGCTCATAATCAAATCTACTTGTCCTTTAGTATACCACAACCTTTCGGTTCTATGTTCAAATCCATACCTTGTCCTTGATTGTCCGTTCTTGGACTTCCCTCATTTTTCTTTTCAGTTTTTTGAAATGAAACTCTTTTGTATCTGTTAGCAAATATGTCTGGACACCAATAGGTTACAATCCAATTAACGGTAGGATTAAGTTCCATATGTTTCTCAACACTGTGTTTCATAATACCTATTTGGATGTATCCATCGTGCATAATACATCCACCATCTTCTAATTCGTAAAGGTAAAGTGTTTTTATTTTTTCTTCTTTCACTTTATACCCATTCAGGTTTACGATTTGGTAATTTTAAGTAATTCTTAGATACCCATGGTTTAGAAGCAATGTACATTTTGTACGCTTCAATTGTACTTATACTTGTATCAAACTTAAACTCTTCAGGCATTGCACGAACAAATGGAGTAAGTTTTGATCGATGAATAGCATCTAATGGGAAGATTTTATTTGCATGTGCAAGAGTATGAAGACATGAATGAATTTTTCCATATCGATTAGAATACTCCTCACATAATGCAAGACCGTGCCGGATCAACCATCGGGCATTTGCAGCAGTCTCATTTGCCCATACTGTGCAGGGGTGATTGCGGAAAGCACCCTTATCGGTCGCATATGGGGTTCCATCGGTCTTAGGAAGAGTTCCATATCCATGCCCCCATTTGTCTGAGGCAACGATAGAGAGCATCTGACAGCACTCTAGAGGCATCTTGACGATGTGCTTATCAGGGAGAACCTGAGCAGACTTGACCGGACTTTCGTCCGTCACAAAGATATTCATGTTAAGAGTTTGCTAAAACTGATTGCCAGTAGGAACATAAGCATTATAACGACATCCCAAGATTTTGTCCTTATAAAGTAAGGAACTGAAATCATATCGGCAACGAAGTGCAGCATAACTCCAAGAGTTATATTGATATGGAGAACAACAAAATATGCAGTAATCACTAGGATACTACCAGTTATTCTCATTGGGACATCAACTTTAATCATTTTAAAGGTCGAGTAAAGATTTCAGATACAATATCTGTTGCACCCATTGCTTCATACATGTATGTGGCACCTGATCGTGGATTTGTATGATCTCCACAGGTAAACACATCACATACTGCCATACCATTCTCCGGCCATGTATGAATACTAATGTGAGACTCGGCAAGAAGTGCTACGGCAGTTACACCATGAGGTTCGAACTTATGTGATGAAATATCTAGTAATGTGCTTTCAGATAATGTTGCAGCATTTGAAAGCACATTACGAATATGTGCTTCATCATCTAATAATCCATATGGACACCCCTTAAGGGTAAAGAGAATGTGTCTCATCCGAATGTCGAATCAGGTTCCAGAGCAATATAATACTTGAGATTGTGCTGTGTATTCGTGAATTGTGACAAAAGTTTAGAAGATACTACTACCTCATAGGCACCAGGAATAATCTTGATGTTTTCTACCTTAAAGTTGAACTCAAAATCATCACTGGTCTCACCAACAATAATTGCATACTCATTAGAAGTATCGTTTTTCTTATCACGAACCACCAGTTTGATAACACCATTCTCACCAATTGCAGACATATCAGGAAGTTGATATACTGCTGCTGCTTTGATCAATTTTTCAAGTGTTACACTATCCAACTGGAAGCATACATCTTGAGATGGTAATGTAATTTCTTTCTCTGGAGGAGCAATAATTACATTTGGGTCGGCAAAGAAATACTTCACACGACGTTTACCTTCTTTGATACTCAAGTAACTGTCTTGATTAAAGTCAAGGTCAGGATCCTGATGAAGACTCAATCCATTCAAAAACTGGTTGAGATCATAAATCGCAAAGTCCCGTGGGAAATCTTCTTTGATTTCTGCTTCGGCAAGAATATTCTTTGCCACAGAGATAGTGCGAAGTTTGTTGCCTTGCTTTACAAGAATAGAATTATTGATACCCGCAAAGTTCTTGAGGATAGCAAGTGCGTTGTCAGACAGTTTCATTGTTTGTTCTTTGAGTTTCATTATTATTGAGGGTAGGTTTCACGTTTTGCATTCTTATCATTGAAATGCATTAGAAGAACAGCATAGTGGAGGATCTTCATTATATCACGACGTGCCGTACCTTTCTTATCATATCGTGATGCATACTTAAGAATATTAGATCTACAGAATGGTTCACCATCTCCACAAGCTTCAATCAAATCCAGTGTTTGAATTTTATCGTCACCAGCAGAATAATGTTGTCTATAAGTTCCTCTAATATACTCAAGAAGTTCTTTTACAATCTCTTCTTCATTATATTTGAACGGAGTTACTGAAGTTGGAATAAAATCAATAGGACTTTGTTGCTTATTAAAATTAATGTGGTCATCCATTTTTAAAATTTCATCGTATAGCATGGACCAAGAGTTAGTCATAACTTATTATATCAAATATTTGCTCCACCGTCAATCACATAAATTTTATCACTTTCTGCAGGCATCACAAAGTCGGCATCCACTTTGTCATAGAGTTCCAAGAATGATTGCTTGGTCTCATCATCAAAACGACTCACACAAACTTGAATTGCTTTTGCTTTATCTTTGAAGATGCTGAAAGCACGAATGATATGAACCAAACGACGGGTGCTGATGATTTCATCAATACCACCATCATAGAAAGTTTTGCGAATGATATCTGCCCAATCTACAAGACGTTTGCAGAAGTCAGTATCTTCGACTCCAAGATCCGAAGAAATACCCTCAAGAATTTTCTGTTCTGTTGCAGGAGTAGGATATGACTGCTCAAAGGTTACTGGGAAACGCTCAAGGAATGCTTCGTTGAGAACATTAGTGCCGATAAAACGACCATCTTCAGAACCTTTACCTTTTGTGTTTGCAGTGGCAAATACATTGAAACCTTTTGTTGGTTTTACATACCTACCAATTTTTTTCAGGAACACACCCTTACCTTCAAGGATGGACTGGAGACAGAGGATTTTGTTAGAAGCAAGGTCAACTTCATCGAGTAGCAGGATTGCTCCTCTCTGGAGTGCTTCAGTGACAGGTCCGTTATGCCAAACAGTTGCCCCATCGACAAGACGGAAACCACCAATAAGATCGTCTTCATCAGTCTCAATAGTAATGTTTACACGAATCAGTTCACGTCCAAGTTGAGCACACGCTTGCTCCACAGATAACGTTTTACCATTACCCGAAAGACCCGTAATGAACGTTGGGTAAAAAAGACGGGACTGAATAATTTTTTTAAGATCACCAAAGTTACCAAACTTGACGAAAGTATCATCTTTATCAGGAATCAAATTTTGCTCAATAGTAGGCATAGCAGGAGGTGCCTGATAAGTTTGCTCAAGTTTTTCTTGAATAGACAGGTTCCACTTACCACGACCAACTTTATAATCAGAAATTTTATTCGTAACTGTCTGATAGTTAGATCCATTCATTGCACACCAAGCACGAATATCAGCACCAGTTACGGACTCTCCATAAAGTTCCTGTAATGAAGTGACGATGTATTCAGCAGAAAGAGACATGATCTTGTTTTGTTGGTTTCAACTGAAGTTATTATACAAGAAAAAAGGGGTCTTGACGACCCCCAGTGGACAGTTTAAGAATTGGTCAGATATTCTTTCAACTCTTTAACCATCTTTCTGTGAGAGTGTCTTTTATCCAACTCAATACCAACAGTTCTACCATACTCTTCAAGTTCATCCTTGCTCATTTCATCGATAGAAACATCACTCTCATATGTAAAAGTTTCGATAGATTCTTCTTCAGATTCTTCTTCAGGTTCTTCTTCAGATTCTTCCACAACAATGGAATCAGGAGCAATTGCTTCTGCTGGTTCTGAAGGAACCGCAACTGGAGAAGGTTGTGCAGGTGCTGCTGGAGCTGGTGCCGGAGTTTTTCCTCCCAATAAATCTCCAAATCTAGACATTCTTAATACCTATTACTATAGAAATATTTATCAGGCAACAAGTCCCACAAACTCATTTAGAATTTTCTTATTCATTTTTTTATTCTTTAAACTCTTCATAAAAGATTTTTTGATTTGAGTTTTAGAAGCATCTTCTGACACATCAAATTCAGATTCGCTTGCAAGAGTTGTTGCAGAAAGTGCAATATAAGAATGGTAACCAGAATTTTTGATAGCAAATGATCTCTGTTTTTTCCACTGGTTTTGAATCTTATTTCTCAATTCATGTTCGTTATAAGTGTAACGACTAATAAAACGGTGAGAATCACGAGACTCAAGAACACGAATACCAATAAAATTAGTGTCCGCAAAATTATCTCTCAAATTTTGAATCAAAATATCAGTATAATCATCCCACATAGAATCCAAAGAATAAGTGTTTCCTGTTTTACGATCACGAAGATAACAATTATGACCAATTCTTCCAAGTCCAATAAAAGGTTCAAACTCCCATGAACGTTGAATCTCACGATGATAAGTAAGTCCATAACCCTCACCATCACTCAATACGACACACTGAACTTTTTGGACTTTAGTATTTTTCTTGAACTGTGGAATGATTTGATGAAGTGCAATCATCGTTTCATTCAAGGGAGTTCCGGACAATCCCATTCCAACAGGAATAGGATATCTTCCACCAAAAGTAATATATTGAGCAAGACGAAACATATTCTTCAATTGTTTTTCCAAAGTTTTAGAATTAACTTTGTGTGACAAAATGTTCATCAAAGAAAACTGTTCTCCAACCTGCATCAAACCATCTTTTTTCTCATATGGTCTTTTACGACAAAGTTGTTCTCCATCATCACTTACTAAGGGATACTCATTCGTGAATGCATATACCTCAAATGGAATAGAAACTTTCTTACAGAACCATACAAGATTAAATAACTGCTTCATAGTATCCATCATTACATGGGTCATCGAACCAGACCAATCAAGAATAAAAATCAATCCATGATCTTTACCATCGGCAAGTGTGGTTACTTTCTTGAACAGGTCTTCGTTGTATTTGTAGGTGTGGAGTTTAGAGCAGTCCAAAACTCCAGTCCGACTAGTAGTAGCACGAGCATAGCTATTAGCAGATTTTCTACATTCGAATTCTTTGACAAGATAATTTACCTCTTTCTGTGCTGATTTTTTAAATTTCAGAAACTCACTATCAACATAATCAAACAGATAAGGATCGTGAGGATTGTCCCAGAGTTCATCACATCTCTCATGAATTTCTCCATTTGGTACAATAATATCATCAAGATTAACTTTAGGAAGTTCTACATAAACATTCTCAATTCCATCCGTTGATGCAAGTTTTTTGATTGCATCCTGTAATGAATCCATCGTATCTACTTTAGGTTCGGAATTAGTTTCTCCACCTTGAGGAATTTGTTGTTGATCCTCTGCTGTTCCACCATAAGATTCAGTATCATCAGAAACTTGTTGCTCTTGAGAATCATTATCTCCATCCTCTTGAGTTTGATCCGAATCTTGCTCACTATCAGAACTTTGTGATTCCAAAGAATCCATATCAGTCTTGGTTTCGGTATTCATCTGATCCTGACAATACTTATAGAGTGCCTGTGCCGCAATCAGAACATCATCAAAATCTTCACAACCTTCGATCATGCGAACGATAGGCATCTCTACATATTCACCAAAAGGAATATCAACAAAGTTTCCAATCTTAAAGTGAAGATTTACACGGTCGGCAAGATTCATCTTACTTACATCTTCACACTCAACACCAAAGAAGTCCTCATCGGCAAGAACATTATATCCTTTATAGAAGGTCTTAGAGATGCCAGCATAACGACGCTTCATCATTTTCTCAATACGAACATCCTCCACCACATTCACAAACTGTGGAGGAATCTTATATTCTTTTATCCAATCACGATCTGGTGTATAAAGTGCATGTCCCACTTCATGTGCCACCAACATATCATATATCTCATCACCTGCCTTATCCCAGTTCGGCAGTGTCAGCACACGAGTATGAACATTGAAACATGCAGTCTCAACATTTTTGTTCTCTACCACAAGGTCTTCGGTGGCAAGAAGTTTAGCAAGTTGAGATTTGATTTCGTGCCTGACGGTCATTGGTTTGATGCGTATGAATGTAGTATACAAAAGAACCTCCCTTTTTGGGGGAGGTCATGTGGCAGTTCTTGAAGTGTCTCAGTGCTTCCTTTCGGGAACGCATTGCCTGAGGTTTCAGTTTTCGTTTCTGCTCCTTCTTGGAGTGATGGTATCTATTTGGGACTTGCATTGTTCTTTGATGTATCAGGACATCATACGTGAAAAACCTTTGACTTTCTCAAACCTTATGACACTTTGGAATTTGTCATGTAAGTCTGACTTATGAGAGATGACAAATATATTAGCATCCTTTATCACATAACGAATAATTTTTAGGAACTCTTCGGTTCCAAATCCATCGAGTGAAGAGTCAAATACTTCGTCCATAATCAACAGGTTAGTGTTTACGGAATTTTTGAGTCTCGCAACTTCTCTCCAAGTGAAGAGTAGAGCCAAATCTACACGCATTTTTTCACCTTCACTAAAAGAACTATAAGAAAAGTTTTCGTGAATAGGTGACTCAATGGTTTCACCGAACTCCTCATCAAGTTTAAAGTTGATGTAGAAGTCCATCATTTGAAGATAACGATTAACCTGCTGATTGATGAATGGAAGATACTTCTTGATGATTTTTGTTTTTACGCCATCGTCCCGAAGAAGGGAATAGGCAAAATCGTAATGAACGATTTCTTGTTTTTTGTCTGAAAGATATTCAATTGTCTTTTGGAGATTGTCTTTAAACTGCTCTAATTTCTCATTCTCAGTATTTCTGTTTTGTAAGTTATTGGTAATAGTTTGAATTTCATGTTCAAGATCTCTGATTTGTCTCTGGTTGAGGGAAATCCTAGTATTGTTTTGAGAAATGCCATGCGTTAGTTTTGTAATCTCCTTGGATAAGGAATTGAATTGACGCTCTCGTTCCTGTTCAAACTTGATTGTTTCTTCAAGATCTTCATAACCTTTCTTGAGTTCCTTTGCTTTATTTTGAGCGTCACTAATTCTATTTACACGAAACTCTTCTTTGATGTCTTGTGTACAGGTAGGGCAGACCGTATTTTCTATGAAGAACTTATACTCTTTGGTAATGGTCGCAACCTTTTGTGAGATTTTACCTTTAAGATTGTTTAGTTTTGATAACTTCTCATGAGCACCAGTAACATCACTCATCTGTTCTTGAAGAGTTTCCATTCTATAATTCAAATCTTCATTACTTAACATGTATGTGTTTTCTTCATCCAAGAGTTTATCAATTTTTACCTCGTTAGCATCAATATTCGCATGACCACGATTCTCAAGTTCTTCGATAAACTCTTGCTGCATCTGCATCTTATCTTTGAGATTATCCCTCTTAATATTCAAAGATTTAATTTGTTCTTTCTTTGTTCGAATATTATCTTTAATCAGACTATTCATCGCAGAGAAGATACGAATATCTAACAAGTCCTCAATCACCTCACGACGATTGGCAGTCGTTAATTGCATGAAAGGCACAAAGGTGCTACTACCAAGTATAACAATTTGTGTAAATGACTTATAATTTACCTTAAGAATACTCTCCTCAAGAATGCGTTGATTAGCACGATCATCTGCTTCCTTATGAAGTGGATTACCATTCACCTCAATATCAAAGATATTTGGTTTAATTCCACGACGAACCAAATAATCACGACTATTCACAGAGAACTCAATCTCCACTAAACAATCCCTCTCATTTGTAGCATTCGCAAGTTGTGGTTTATTAATCTTACGAAATGGTTTATTGAATAATACAAATGTAAGTGCATCTAACATCGTAGATTTACCTGCACCATTTGTTCCAATAATCAAATTAGTATGGTGTTGTTGAAAATCAATCTCTGTAAATTGATTTCCAGATGAAAGAAAGTTCTTATATCTAATCTTTTTGAAGGTTATCATTCTTAGGAGGGATCACAATGTCATTAGGTGTAATAATCGTATACTTGTATGAATAATGTTTACAAGTTTTTATAGCAAGGTCATCATCAACTTCTACAATATCCATATCAGCATCTTCTTCGTCATATAGCATCATAGCATATCTTTCGGCATCATCTTCTTCCTCAAACAAAAATAACACTTTATGCCCATACTTATCCTGGACAGCATAAGCACCGTCATCTTTACCATCTTTGAGAGTTAGAAGATACATTATCTAATATCCATATCAAACCACTGCATTAATTGTTCTTTAGATAAATTTGTATCATTCTGTTTGATATATTCATTTATAACAATTTCTTTCCAAAGAAGGTTATTTTTTCTTTTAAGACACCACATCCAATCATCGTCCCATTGAGTTCCAGTAAGATCGAACATTTTATTCCACCTCGCAAGCCTGACTATACAAATCTTGGAAGATACCTTTGATAATGTTTTTATCAAGATCAAATTCAGACTCTTCAATATATCGATTTAGAATTGAAAGTGTATTCTCTTCTTCATCAATATCAAATTCTTCAGACTCTTGAATTTCAAAGTTCTCAATTATTTTTAAATCATGAACTCCAACAGTATAAAGTTTATCAATAAACTTCTCAAAATCTTTGGGTTTTGTTTTTTTGCGGACAATAACCTTTACAATTTTGTTTTCATATTCAGTTACATTGAAGAGTTTGTGATTGGTGTCTTCGTAATAGATGTTATAAAATAATTTATAAGGATTATTAACTGGAGTATGAGTGAGGGTTTCCGTATCAAAGATATGAAATCCTCTCGTATCATTTACATCATTCCAATACATCTCATAAGGATTTCCTAAGTAGAAGATTTTTCCGTTGTCGGATCGAGTGTGATAGTGTCCCGAGAATACCTTTTCGAACTTCTCAAATAATTTGCAGTCCATACCGTCTTCCATGACGTGGCCACGATGAGCTCTGAATCCGTTGAGCTCAAGGTGCCCCATCGCACATATGCTAGATGTATTTTTAATAGATTTGACAGTATTCTCAAAGTTCTCTGCATTGATCCAAGGTATAAACAGTATTTTTAATTTATCTAATGTAATCTCTGATACTTCACTATATGTCTTAATATTATTGTAAGTCTGTAGAAGAAGTTCTGGGGAGTTTACATTATTGGTATTCTTATAATAACAATCATGATTACCAATAATCATATGAACATTACAATTTTTGAGTCTGTCAAATACAACTCTCTTTGACCACTCAAGACTTTGATAATCAATTGACTTACGACTATCAAAGGCATCACCCATATGAATAACAGTATCAATTCCTTCTGCTTCTAAAGTAGGAAAGAATACATCATCATAGAACTTCTCAAAATGATCATGCAGGTGCTTAGATCCCTTCCTCGCACCATAATGACTGTCAGTAATAATTGCGACCTTCATCGGTTCTTATATTGAATTGCATCTTTAATTGAATTATACTCTGAACTATGCCCAGAAAGCAAGCTATCGTCAATAACCATAACTTCATCAAATCCAGTCTTCTCAATAATCTTGGTCTTTATTTCCAATTGCTTCTTCTCCTTCTGTATGCGTCTCAGGAAGGCATAATGAATAATCTGAGTAAAGTATGCAAAAGGGTTCTTAGACCTTTCTGGGTCGAAATTATGAATATACTGGACGCAATTTTCTATCCCATCAGAAATCATATCTTCACGGAACATGTAGTTCACAAAGTTGGGTTTATATGAGAGGTGTGTCGCAATCTTAAGAAAACACTCACCAAGATAATCTGGAATACGTGGTTTACCTTCCCATTTTTTTCCTCTTTCCTGTTTCGGAAACTCAGTGAGGTCTTTATTGAAAGTCTTCATGTATGATTTTTCTACCTTAGTTCGATAGACAATCATTGCCTCCAATAACTCTTTATTGTTTACATAATGTTCTGATTTCTTCTTGGGCATAATTCATTACTCTTTAAAGTATAAGTTGTTCTAATTATACCACACTTCACAAGGGCTTGACAAGATGTTGAATTGTATGTAGACTACCTTTGTTAGGGTTGAAGAGGAGGACTTAGCTTTCTTTAGTATCTTCAAGTTTAAAGATATTCTCTAGAGTTTTTCTTGCTTCTTCTACTGTTGATAAGTATCCCATCTTTCTAGACGGAATAATCTTACCTGAAGGTTTTTCATTAGAGGAAGATTGAGGATTGTAAATATCCATATCATCTTCATCCTCAATATAGTTAGTATATATTTCAATCATTCTTTTATCATGTGTTTCTGTCATGGTAAGAATTTTATCAGGTCTTACAATAAAGAAATCATCAGATGCTAATTCCATCCATGACTTAACTTTAACATGCATTCCATGTTGAGAACGTAGAAGTTTCATTGTGATTGGATTCTGCATCACAACCAAAGGATCCCCATCATTCTCATCGATTGAGACCAGTGATAATATTTCTTCCCCAGATACCAATTTTATAATTGCGTAAAATTCATCTCCCATTAGTTCTTTAGCGGTATGTTTACAATATCATAATTAAAATTTTCTTCATTATAAACTTTAATTCTTTCGATTAGATGATTAAGTGTATAGTTCCTCCTGGATTTGTAGGATATGTCGTCAGCAATGTCATAGAGAGTTGCCTTGGTCTTGTTATTACCTTTCCTAAGCACCCTTCCAATAGACTGGAGATTCCGAATTCTAGATTTGGATGGAGAAGCAAAAATGACATTGTGGAGATTTTTAATATTAATTCCTGTACTGAATGTTCCGTATGATGCAACAATAATCGCATTATTTTCTTTTTCAGTAATCTCCCTTACTTGTTCTCGATCCTTTGTATCTACTCCACCATGGACAAAAAATACTTGTCTTTCATCAACCGTATTATTATTTATCATGTGATATAGTGGCTCACCATGACCTTCAACTCTTGCAAAAAGAATGAGAGTATTACCTTTAAGATCTAGTGCAAGATTTCTTATGAACTTATTTCTACGTTCATGATTGATAATATACTGAACTTCTTCTTCAAAGTTTTCAAACTTATGTGCTGGGTGCTTCAGTAGAAGTACATTGATATCCAGTTTAGCAACATGACCCTTCGACATTAACTCTTCGGTACGAATGATTTTATACGAAGCACCAAACAATCCCTCAAGAACCCATTTATGAGTTTGTGTTCCATCAAGTGTTCCGGTAAAACCAAAACGATATTTTGCATCCGCAAGTTTTGACATTATAGATATTAATGACTTTGATTTAAACTGGTGTGCTTCGTCTCCGATAACTACATTAAATCTAGAAAAGTATTTGCGGGGGAGTTTGTAAATAGACTGCCAGGTAGTAATAATAACTTGAGAATCCGTTTCTCTTTCCTTCCCCGCATAGATTTTGTGACAATATGAACCTACATCCCAACCATAGTCTGCAAAGTCTTTATACATCTGCTCTACTAGCGAAGTCGTCGGAACGACTATCAGAATATTTTGTTTCTTCTCAACGTAATATCTCACAAGAGAATATATCATCAGAGACTTTCCAGAAGCAGTTGGGGATATCAACAACTTTCTATTATGTTTTAAAGCGTCGTATACTCCCTCAACTTGGTAATCTCTCGGAGAATACTTGCAAATAGCATTCATATAATCTTTTACACCTTCCTTTGAGATAAAGTCATTCGTCTCAAAAGGAAGACCATAATACTTATTATCTACAAACTCATAAGTATATCCATGGTCATCACAAAACTTTGTAACCTTATCCAACAATCCAACGTAAATCTCTCCAGTTTGGGTATTAAATAATCTTATCTTTCCATCCCAGTATTTACTACGATATGAGGACATAAACTTTGCACCAGGAACCTCAAAGGTAAACTGGTCTGATAATTCATAGTATACATGAGGTTCTGCCTTAACCTGTAAATATACTTCATTCTTTTTTGATATAATCAAATGAGACATAACTCATAGGTTCACCTATAAGTATTTAGTTCATGTTGTCAAACTGATGCTCTAAAATAAGTCTATAAAAATTATCTCTCATCGCAATCAGGTTCTCCTGTTCTTCTGGTTCTCCTCCAGACCATTTTTGTACTGCTTGACTAAGTCCTGTGTGAATTAACCTAATTCCTCTAATATTTAATTCGATAGAGTAATATTCATCGTCCATTAGTTAAAACCTGCTTGAAATTTGTGCCAGTCGATTGAGTTTTTAATTTGGAAAGTTCTATTCGAAACTGTCTTAATAATTTCCTCCAAGAACTTGAGCATCACATCATAATAACGAACTTTGAGGTCAATAGTATTTAACTTCTCATCAGCATCCATATACCTCTGTAGTGCTTCTTTATCTCTAACCTTATAGGGAAATGGTTCTTCGGCATAAACCTCTGCTGTTGCCTTTCCTGTGTAGTAGTTGTATCTTTCTAACTTTACACGATTATAAGTTCCTCTTGCCTTCTCTCTCAAAAGAGTAATGGTATTATATAAGGTATAATATTTTGAATGGAGTTGTGGAATTTTTAATGATTCATCATGTAGGTTATCAGGATCGATTTGAGAATCTTTTTCCCACATCTCCTGAATTTGATCAAGGTTCATAGAGGTGTTCTGTTATCAGCAGATAATACATTATACACAGTATACTTGAAAGTGACCTCTGCTGTAAAGTAGTTGATGTCCGTATCACTTGCTTCAAATTCTAAAGAGGTCAAATAAACTGGAAATAAATCTCTAAATTTTACAATAGCAACATCTCTAAAGTTGCTATTTAAAATATGAAGACTTCCGTCACTAAACTGTTCTTTTAAATCTCTTACTCCATCAGCATTTGTTGTTAAATCTTTAAACTCTTGTGCTGTCTCTGGAAAACCTAAACCTGTCATCCAATTATGAATTGCCATATAGTTGACCATATTTTCATCAACTAAAAATCTTAAAGAAAAATCTCCATAAGTAAGTTTTTCTCCAGGAACATCAATATCCTTAAGATAAGTCGGTTGAACTGCTGTTCCTAGACTTATATTGGGAATACTGGCAGAGTTTGAAAAAAAATCAACCTTTGGTTCTTTTGCTAATGTGAATTTAAAACCAACAGGTGATAAAAAATTTCTATTTCCTATCTGCTTACCAAATGCCGTCGCCATTGTTTTATTTGTATTTAGATAAAAAAAGAGACCCTTTCGGGTCTCTGTGAGAAATATGTGAACCGTAGATCACATGAGGTTTTGAACCTTGACTCTTCTGTAGTAACGGTTTGCGTTAGTCTGCAGTCTACCAGGATTGACAACAGGAGCAGCACCTTCTGCGAAGGGGTTAGCAACAATGCCGTAACGAGTCTTGAATCCGATTTTAGGCTGGAAGGTGTTCTCTCCAACTGCACGAACCATCTGAAGAGGAACGTAAGGGCAATAGAACAGACCTGCGTCATAAGGTGAAGAACCTTTATAACCAGCAACATAGTATTGTGCAGCTGCTTGGTTTGCAGAATAAGGATCGATATAGACCTTATACTTACCAGCAAGAACACCTGCGAAGGTGTTACCGGTGTCATCAACGTTCAGGTTTGCATTGAGTGCAGGGGTGTAATCAAGTACACCAGCCATGGTCAATGCGGAAGCAACGTCTGCGGAACACAGAATCATGTTGCCCTTTCCTCTACGAGTTCTTTGTGCGATTGCGTTCGCATCTCTCTCGATTTGGAAAATAAGACCTTTGAACTTCTCAACAGACCAACGTCCATTGGAGTCAACGTCAAGGTCAAAAGTACCGGCAGTAGCAACGTTTGCTTGAGCACCGGGTTCAGCAACCTTATAGATGGTTCTGATGACTTCTCTGTTGATTTCCGCAAGGATTTCAGTGGAGAGAATGTTGGCAAGTTCTGCCTCGGCATTCAATCCGTGGATTGCCTTGAGGTCTTGTGCCAGTTCCAAAGAATACTCTGCTTTCAGAGCACGGGACTTAGCAGTAACGGTGACTTTCTCAATCGAGAATGCCATCTCGTTGAAATCAACAGCACCACCGTCTCCAAGAGCTTCGGAGTTTGCTGTGGACATACCCTGACCGACGTTATATCCGGTTTGGGTTTGAGCAGATGGGCTGAGAAGTCCTGGATTAGATCCACTCTGATTTCCAGTGGTTCCTAAACCAACGTTTGCTTCCTGACCAGCAACATAAGAGTTGGTGCCGTCAAAACCGAGTCCGCTGTTAGAGAATCCGGTATTTGCTTCGTCGAAGAGTGCTTCTGCACCACTTTGATTCGTGAAGCGTGAACGCATTGCGAAGATCAGTCCAGTAGGACCGTTCATCGGTTGAACGCCTGCAAGGTCATATGCGACCAGGTTAGGCATTGCGCGTCTGATCAATGAGATCAGAACGGGGTCGAAGTTAGCAACTCCGGAACCGGTTGAGTTTGTAGGTGCTTCTGAAAGAAACTCACGCTCCTCACTAAGCATTTTTTCTTGGTTCTCCAGAAGAACTGCGGTAACCATTCTCTTATGAGCATCATTGATGCCTCCGAGACCCTCGTGGTTGAGGATAGGTGCCCACTTCTCCTGAAGGTGTTCAGCATTGAAACCTTGCATTTGAATTTACCTTGTTAAAAATTTTAGTTTGATTTATAATTAAAAAATCACTTTTGCGAAACTCTAGTCAGAGTATCGAGATAGGATTCCATTAGACCAGTAACTGGTTGTGCAATGGACTCTGAACTCTCGGAAATATTCTCTGAGTTGTCTCTTTGAGATCCGACATTTTCTGGGAAATAAGAATTTCTCAGGGTTGCCAGTTTCTCACGATAGTTGTCTTCACTATCAAACTCAACATTTTCTGCAAGAGAAGCGAGTTTATCCTTCTGCGAAAGTGCTAGACCTTCACAGACCTCGGAGAAGATTACATCAGCAACCGACTCAGCTAATCTTTGATTAAGAGCAATATTAGATTTAATTTGCTCGTTGAGTTTATCTTCCATTTCATCTAATTTCTCTACCATTGCGGTAGTTACATCATATTTCTCTTCAGGGATGTTTACATAATGATCTTCAAAAAGACTTCTCATTCCAGTGAGGAATGATTCGGTCATTTCTGCCTTGAGACCTTGCTCGATTGCGAGTTGATTTTCGGAAATCCACTCTTCGGCAACGTACTCAAGATATGCATCAACTCTATCGGTCAGTTCTTCCTTAATAGCAGAAACTTCTTCTTCAAGAGTTGTTTCGTATTGTGCCTTCAGTTCTTCTTGAACTTCGGCAACTTTTGTTTTGATAGCAGTTTCGAAAATAGTACGTGCTTTTTCTTGGAAGTCTTCAGAAAGTTCTTCACCTTGAAGTAAGGCATCAACATCTTCTTCGACGTTATATTCTACTTCAAGTACTTCCTCTTCAGATACAACTTCTTCTTCAGAAGTTTCTTCTTCGGCAACTACTTCTTCGGCAGATGCAGTGGTCTCTTCTTCTTCGACTACTTCACCTTCAACTTCCTCTTCTTCCTTCATACCAGTAGGCATGGGTTCAGCAGGTTTTGCGCCCCTGTTCACAATGTCTTTGACAGTTGCGATTTTGGGTTCTGCGAGTTTAGCAGAGTTGTCGTCTACTTTATAGTTTTCTGGAGTAGGACCACCGAGATCTTCGTAACTGCCAGTTTGACCAGGGGTCGAAACACCGGAAGCATTACTTCCAGATTTTGGCATTACCTCAGATGCAGCAGCTCCTTTCGTTACTACGTTTTCCATTTCTTGTAAATTGCTACCAACGGACATTTGATTTTATTAGATTTTTTATACTAATATATTTATTTATAATTTAAAGATTTGATAAGAATTCGTTGAACAAGTTTAACTTATGTTCTTCGAGAACTTTTTGGTCAACGAGAGTGTTAATTCTCTTCTGAGTTCTTTCTGCGAGTTGCTCACGAAGAATTCCTCCTTCCCAAACCCACTCTTTTCCTTCCATAATTCCTGATACAAAAGCATCAGGAGCAGAAGGATCGGCAACGATATCAGCAGCAGTCGCTAACATGAAATCTTCACCAACAACTTTTATACCACCACGGTCTTCTTTTAATGATCCAACACCACGAGAAGAAACTCCAAGCATCACACCTTCATCTAAAAGTGAAGATGCAATTTTACCCATAGGAGTATTAAGGATTTGTGCCTTACCTCTAAAATTACTACCCTCTTGAGTGAGTGAAGTAATCTTATGAGAAACACGGTCAAGATTTACGGTAGGTCCATCAGGGTGACCAAGTTCTCCAAGAGCACGTCCCTTTTGGACGAATGCTTCATTATATCTACTTACTTCACGAGAAAGAGTCTCCATAGGATACATTCTTCCATTACGATTTTTGAGATCACCTTGTAGGAAAACTCCTTCAATATAAAGTTTCTTATTAGAACCTTTACCTTCGGTAATAATCTTTACGTTTGAAATTTCTTCTGTGATAAGTTTCATTGTTTATCCTGTGAATCCTACTTTTAAACCTACAACTAATGCATTTGATGCTGAGATTTGATCCTGAGGACCTTTTTCAAAAAATTCAACATGGTTTTGTGGCAGTGTTACTGATGCAGTATCTGCATATCCAGTATTAGTACTTTTTGCAATACTGACAGTTGCGACTCCACTAACACCATTAAAAACTCTAACTACGGTTGCATTATCTAAAGTAGTTGCCACATTAAGTGCAACCTCATTTCCAACACCAACTAATAAAGTTCTTGTCATTATTCTTGATCCTCGGATTGTTGTTCGTCACCAAACATGGATGCGCCAACTGTTGGACGAATAGTATTAATACGTTCTGCTGCTTTTGCATACAAAACGTCTTTAATTCTGTCACTAATATCAGATGCCGACGAATCGGATCCGACTAAATTTACAATTTCTTCCATGAAAATTTAATATATGTATATTTTCTATTTATATCTCGGCAGCTTTACCGTCTACTTCAGTCATTCCACCATCAATTTCGGGTTCCATCGGAACATCACCCATCATTCCTTGTTCACCTTCTTGTGGTAATGGTTCTCCAGTTATAGGATCAACAGCACTCGGATCGGGAATAATACCATCTTTGATTTCCTGTTCAATCTGCTCATCCATTTCAATCATTTCTCCATCAGTCTGACGAAGAACTTTACTACGAACCCATCTCTGCGAATAATATTTGCCGATATATGGTTCAATAGATGCAAGAACGCCAAGTCTCTCATTCAACATTTCTGTTTCTTTGAGTTCTGCAAACTGATTATCATACAAGAAATCATATTGAATATGATCACTAATTCTATCCCAGTCTTCTACAGAAACAATATTCTTAAGAATGAGTTGAGTCTTCAGCATATCATTGAACATCTGAGCAAATCTTTTTCTCAGACGACCAACAAACTTGGCAAACTTAAGTTCATCCCTTAAAATTTCAGAAGAACGACCAAGATTAAATCCACCATCGGCAGCAATTCTTGATTCTGGAACACCGAGTGCTCTATAAAGTTTCTTTTGGAAATACTCAATATCAGCAAGTTCTCCTAAGTTCTGTCCACCTGGAAGAGTTGTGATTTCAGTTCCTCTACCACCTTCTCTTCTAGGAAGCCAAAAGTCTTCCATCATACTCATAAATTTACGATCATCACGAACTTCACCCGTATTTGCATCATATACAAGTTTGTTACGATAACGGTTCATAACGTCACGAAGATATTGTTCTGCCTTTACTTTAGGGAGATTGCCAACATCAATATAAAAAATACGACGTTCTGGTGCTCTTGATAATCTATAGATGACCAAAGAATCCTCAATCATTCTTAGTTGATTAAGTGCTTTGATTGCTTTGTGAAGATAGGAAAGAACATTTCCTTTATTTCTATCTACAAGACCTGAAGTACAATATGTAATTGCATCCTTTGCAATTTTAGTTCCTTTATTTCCACCACCACCGGTTAGGTTTCCAGTTGGATATTGTGGTTTTGGAGTATAAACAAAATACTCTTCAATCTCTGGGGCAATTCCATTTTTTTGTTCGTCACGACCAGGAATGTTTGGTCCAATAACATTTTTATCTTGTTTCTTTTCTTGGCGGACAAACCGCATCTTCATTGGGTCGATATACCTCAGTTCCTTAATTCCTTCCTGAGGATTTTTGAGATCGATTACCTTATGATAATAAAGTCTTCCGTCAACATACCAATTTCTAAAAATTTCGTGTGACTTCTTATCAAAATCTAAAATTTCTTTGATATACTTAAATTCTTGTCTAATTGCTTTCTTTAAATTGTCCGTAGCATTTAGATTGGATAGTTCAATTTCAATTGGAGAATCATAAAGATCACTCACAATTGCTTCATTTACAACATCTTCGATAGCACCATCCGCTTCTGGATGTAGTGACATCTCTCTGTATCTTTTTATTAGATCAAATTCTGTTCTATACTGTCCTTCAATATCTACATACGAACCATAAAATCCACTTGAAATATAGTTATCAACCCCGTCCTCATTATTCACGGGGACGGGGGAAACTACAGATTTGGATTTCTTTTCTGTATCATCAATAGAAAAACCAAAAAGTTTTGCCATATTATAAACTAACTTAGACTACTATTTTATTATTTAGGAGATATCTTCACCACCAGATTGTAGAGTGTTTCCTTTAAATGCTTCCCAATAATGGACTTGCATTTCTACGGTAAACTCCTGAATAGTGTCAGTTGTCTCATAACTTAGGTCAATTGTAGAAATATTAGTCGGGAAAACATCCTTAAAAGTATACTTTCTAAGCACTCCACCAGCACGATCAAGTTGATGAACTTTAGCATCTACTTGATAAAGTGCAGGATCTGTTTCACCAGTTCCATTATCAAGTTTATTGATGAAGTTCATCCACTTCTCAAATGCAGATCTAATATTGAATGAAGTATCATTCATTACAGTAATAGTCCACGTTTCGAATGTTCTATCACCTGCAATTTTCAGGATTCTTCCTCTAAAAGGAATATCGATCGGTGCTACTGTTGAAGAAGGTAGTGCTGCTGCTTTTACTAAAAATCTAGCATTGTCAAGAACTTCGTTTTCATCTTGAAGATTCACACCTGAAGGGAACGCTAATTCCACTTCAAATAGATTAGGTCTTGCACCACCACCCTTTAATTTACTTTTAAAATCACTAATAGTTCTTAGTGGTAAAGTATTTACTTGTTGACGAGCCATTGTTTCTTAAACCTCTAGATTAAACGTTACCGATTACTTCATCAAATGAAACACCAGTTCTGGTGGCAACAAACGTAAGACCGATGAAGTTGATTGATCTTGCGGGTTTGATAAAGATTTCTGCTACAAACTCATTATTATCTATAATAGCAGCAGTGTTATTTGTCTCATCACAAATAACTACAAAGTCGAAGATTCCTCTCTTTGCCTGAACATCACGAAGGAATGGTTCGACAATATTCACAAAGTTAGTTCTTGTGATTTCATCATTAAACTCAAAGAGTTGATCTTTTGCAGCAGCAGAGATTGCGTCCTCAAGATAGATGAACAAACGACGAACGTTAATACGATCAAATGCTGACGACTTACCAAATCCAGTCTTATCTCCAAAGAGAACAATACCGGCACCAGGTGAGAAGATTACTGGATTGACTCTATTAGAATACAATCTATCTCTCTGTACTTTAGATGGAGTATATGCAAGTTTAACTGCATTTAGAATTCCACCACGATTTGTTCCTGCTGGTGAGAACCATGGGAAGTTGTTCGCATCATTTCTGGCACAAAGTCCTGCAATGTCTCCGTTTAGTGGAACATATCTGAAGGTATTTGCAAACCTATCAAACATATACTTGTAACCACTATCAAAGATTCCATAAGTTGATGAAGTGATAGGAGCATAGAAACTGATTACATTCTCAGTAATCGTCTCATCTGAATTGATAGTTACTGCTCTATCATCAGATGTATCAGTAATTGCTGCAGCTCTGTATGGAGAGATGAATGCAATTGCATCCTTTCTTGCTTCGGCAACCGCAATACACTTATTCGCAAGTGCTTGTGCTTCTTCCTTAATATATCCTGCAGATCCCATAAGAATGAAATCTACATTATACTTTTCAGTATTCTCAAATAATCCGTAACCAGTAGCCAATCCATTTAGACCTGGACTTAATGCACCAGTATTTTCTATGTTACCTGCTCCATCATAATTCCAACCACCACCTAATGTGTTGTTAGAATTACCAGTTGCTCCAAAAGTAATACCTTCTGCATTTTGATTCCAAGATACATCAGTTTCAGGATCGAATCCAGTTCCACCACTAACGAATCCAGTGGTCACAATACCTGCTGGTTGTGATCCTGCAAAAATATTTGGAGAACCATTTGCAATATACTTTCTCCAGTATGAAGGAGATCCAAGAGAGAATTCTGCATCTTTTGCTTTTGATAGTGATAGATGCTTCTCAAGAATTGTTCCAGAGTTTCCAGTGATATCTCCATCACCATCAACTACGACAACATGGACTTCATCAAATCTAGAACCTCTTGATGCTGCATATTCAGAAGTTCCTGGACGATCTGCAAGTTGATTCCACTTAACAGTCGATGAAGAAGTTAAAGTAAGTGATTGTTGATCGAACCAATCTGCCTGTGCAGTAATTGAAGTAGTTGCATATGATACTGCTTGTCCACTAGTGTGAATTGCTACATTCCCAGTTCCGGAGAATGCATAAACACCTGATGGTTGATAATCAACTTCAGTTACAGTTCCTGCTGCAGAAACGTGCTCAAGAACTTTTACATAAGCATCCGAACCGGCAACCTGAGTTACAATACCTTTTAAATATCCATCAAGAACTGAAGTAGTTCCTGCTCCGGGAAGTACTGCTGAAATTGTTTGAGTAACTCCCATTCCAACAACAAGTCCTGCAGGTGCTGCAGAAAGTGTAAGAATTTGATCTGCCTTGGCATCAATAATACCAACTCTTAAACCATTTGACCAAGAACCGGGATTTCTCGCAGCAACAACTACACCTGCAATTGGATTTTCGTTGTATCCTAGTTCTTCGTAGTGCTCAAGACTCTTAATCTTGATACTTGTGGTAGCTGCGGAAACAGCAACAAAACCGTTTTGTAGATCAGTGTCATCTGCTCTTACAACACTAAGTGCTCCACCATATGCCAGATAAGAAGAAGCAACTAACCAGTGCTCATAGTGCTTATCTGTTCCATATGGTTTTCCGAACACATCTAATAAGTCTTTCTCGCTTCCGATTACTGTAGGAAGATCGACAGGACCTTGTGCAAAAGGTGCAACAATTGCACCGATGCCACTGGAGGTTGGGTCAACCCTACCGACAGTTAAGTCTACTTCTCTTACTACAATACCAGGAGATGCTAAATTTAGTGGCATCTTGTTTTTTCCTCGCATCCAATTTACCTAAAAATATTTAGGAAAAGGGGCATTTCTAGTGGGGAAACGATGCGTGAATACTTACCAATCAGGATATTCCCATACTAAAGTGCTTTTTCTACCTCTACTTACTCTTTTGACCGTACATTCCTTACATTCATATGAATATGCTGACGGTAATGTTTTTCTACCTTTTCGAGTCAAATAAAAATCATCTATTAAACTTTTAACTTCTCCACAAACTCTACATTTGCGATCAAAAAATAATAAATGTTCCAATTCAATTTCATCATCAATAGACATTACCTATAATCCCACATATATGAACGATCTCCATATTCATCTGCATACCATCTATCTCCAGAATCATCTACAAAAGTTGTTTCACCGTTAATTCCATCCTCAATAAATCCAAATGGAGCCATGTCCTGATCAATTTGATTTTTTTGCTCTTCATATATTCTCTTTCTTACATCATTCTCTGTCATCTCCTTAAAATATTCTTGTGCTACTAACCAGGAGAATATTACAAGACACATTGCCAAGTCATCATTACATCCTTCTTCTGCTTCAAAAGAATTTCCTTTTTGTGAAAATGTAGTTAGTTCTGATATGATTTCATAATCAGATGCAAGTAATTTATCATCTTCTATAAGAGTTTTAAGATTTGAACATCCTAATTTTTTGACTGCTGAAGTTGTACGAACTCCAAGTTGAGTTTTTTTACCAGAAAATCCTGTTCCCACTATCTGTCCATTTCTACCTCTCATAGTTGCCATTAAAATATTCTCATATTCCAAATCATATTGAAGAATACTAGCAACTTGATCACCGATATCATTAACCTCTATCAATAGCCAGGATTGATTATATCCTTTTGCTACATCAAATATGATATTAGGAAACAACATTGGTTTGATTTCATTGTTCCTATATTTTGCAACTACTTTATATGGAAACTCTGTGATATCAAAAACAATAAATGCCGAATAATCATTACCAAGACCACGGGCAACATCAACCGTGATTAGATAATTATGATCCTCAATAGGATTTTCATAAACATCTAATCCGGCATTTCTTTGTATCGGGTCTTCATATACTAAAGTTTTGAGTTTTGATGGATTGATAAGAGTATTAACAGAACCCAAGAACTCGCAGTTGTGTGATACTATATTGTTTGAATAGTAAAGATTGTCTTCGCCAACATCAAGTAAATCATAAAGATAAATTCCTTCTTCTACTATTTCATTATATAATACTTTCTTTTCTTGTAAAATATCATCAACTTTAATTGTTGATGCCTTAATTTTTTCTTTTCCGAAAGAATGATTATCGGAGCATTTTATTTCTGATCCGTCATCAAATATTATCCAATGGTAAAAAGGTTTATAAACTTTTTGTATTCCTGAAAAATCTTTAAATCCATCAGGTGTTTTTACTTTAATATTTTTATTAATCTTAAACATTTTTCCAACACTCGTTTAAAATAATCTTCTTCAATCCTTGAGGAGTTAAATTATATTCTTCGGCATATTCTCTACAAAATGCCTGAACATAAGACATTTTTTTGCCATTTTTCATAGTCATTCCAACATTCTGTAAATATGGTTTTTTATTATATAGTTTTCTTATTGTTCTTATCGTATTATCATTAATTTTTCTGCTAAAAACTCTGCCTTTTCTAGAGTTACTCATTTTCACTAAAGTTTCTTCAGAAAAGCAATTTTTAATTCCTTTGTTCCAAGGAATATTACCTTTCTTAACTCCGCCAATTCCTTTCCTTTCATAATCTCCAAAACCTTCCCCACCAGTGGACTTGTTCCATCCATTTGTAAAAGTATTAAATTTTTCTATGTAAAAAATTTCTTTTTCCTTTGCTTTTTCTGGAACATCTATTTGCTCTTTTATTTCAAAAGTGTGTGGGGGTTTATTTCTTTTATGTTCTCTTTTTCTATCATCTAAATTTTGGGTTTGTCCTACATATTTGACTTCGTTGTTTGAATCTTTAAGGAAGTATATATGATACATTTTATTATTATTTATAATCCAAAAAACTCACAATCGTTCATATAAATTTTCCATAGAAGTTTTTTGTACAATTCCATTATCATCCAAAATTTCAATCTCTGTATCACCACCCAAACATTCAAACTCAACCCGAAATTGTTGTTCAGATGTGTTTGCAATTGTTTGTTCTTTCCAAACTACATCTCTACCAGGAACTTCTGACCAATGAACTTCTGTAGGAATATATTCGTTTTTATTTCTTTCCGCATCGTGCCACATACGGTAGAAGTGATTCATACCGTGTGGTGTGGATACAATAATTACCTTTGTGCTTTTGCCAGAAGTAATAGTAGGATAAACAGATGCAAAGAAGGAGTCAGCGACGTGATTAGGGACGAATGCGAATTCGTCGAGAAATAAGATATTGAACGACATGCCTCGGACAGCACTCGCAGATGTAGATGATGCCAATATCTTACTGCCATTTTCGAGTTCTATATTTCCTTTATTCCATACCAAAATACCTTGCTGCATCCATTTTGGTAAGTTTTCATATGCAGTTGATAATCTTGCTAACAATTCTCTGGCAGTAGATGCTTTGTTTGCCAGAATACCAATGTTTACACTGTCATTAAAAAGTGCATAATGTAAAAGATATGATACCACAGTAGTAGACTTACCAGTCTGTCGTGGCATCTTACAAATATTGAATCTGTTATTGTGGAAATTGTGAATTAGTTTCTCTTGAAAATGATATGGATGAAACTGTGTTAAACCTTCATCAAGAGAAACAATTTTAATATAGTTATTTGCAAAATAAACCGGATCTTGTTTACATTTCAGAAATTCAATAATTTGATCTTCTGTAAACTCAATCGCAGTATTTGCTTTTTTTAATAATGGATTACCAAGATATACGTCACTCATAAAAATAATTACCTTTGTTCGATCCAGTTAAGTACTGCAAGTGCTTTCTTGTTAGTATTAGGTGAAGCACATGCTAAAGTGTATATATCACTGATTGTTCCAATACCACTTCTACCAATTTGTAGTTGTGCCTTTTCATCAATAGGAGTTAGAGCCGCACCACCAGCAATTGTAAATCCACTAAGGATAGTATTCCCACCAGTTATAGCAGTAGCACTTGTATCATATTGCATAAAGGAGTTTGGATCTGAACCATCTGTCCAATTTGCACCAGTTAAGGTTGGGTTCTCAATTAATCTCCAATAGACATTAGTATTATCATTCGTTGCTGCTTGTAGAGATCTAATCAGAGCAACAGCACCTAACTGACTAGCTTTCAATCTGAGACTTATAATTGGATAGAATGTATTTGCTGCTGACATCGTAGTCCCTGTAATGGGATTAGCAACACTTTCAAGAATACCAAGTTTCTCTGGCTCACCTTCTTGAATTAGAGAATTAGAACCCTGATAGATGTAATGAGTTCCAGCAACACCAGTTACATTTTCAATCTCAACACGAATGGGTAAGAACGGAGTGGAACACCAAACAGTATCCAAAGTATTTGAGTTCTCAAATGTATGAGACGGAATTGTCTCATTTTTCATTAACCATGCAAACTCAACAATACCAGCACCATACCACTCATAGTTGATGGAAATCATCTGCTGTTTTGTTGGATCAGCAGTTACACCAGTATATCCATTACCATCAAACTTTTCACCATTCCAATCGTCTCTGGTTACTCTTCTTTCAGTAACAATACCTGTCGTATTACTACGAATTACATAAGAATAAGTGCCACCATCATCCTCAAAGTAAGCACCATTATTTTCATCAAATAATCCAAATCTTCTACGAATACCAACTTGTGGAGTATCAAGACGAATTGCAAATGTAAGAGTTCCACTTCTACCAGGAATGTATCTCATTACATTCTTGGTCTGACGAACTACACTACTACCAGCAGCAGAACCAACTTCCATTACTACATTACTGGATGATGCATTAAAGGTAGCAGTTGCACCGACTCCGACTAATCTTTCATCCCATACATCAGCTTCTTTGCCATACTGAAAAGTATTGAAAAATACTGTTTGGTATGGAGCAACTTTAAGTCTATTACTATCGGAAAAATTAGGTCTCCAATCTGTCTGGTTTCCCCAGTGATCTGCAATATTATATACCTCAAAGAGACTTCTCTCTTGATTTAGAAAGTCTTGAGTAGTCTTATTCCACTGTGCCATTAGTCACTCCACGATAATCTTTCAGGTTGATACCTTTGAGAATTTTTAATCCTTGAAGTATTTACCTCACCCGGATATACATTATGTACCATTGCTCCGGGATATTCTCCTTGAATTTGTTCGGCAAGTTCTTTATTAGAAAGCATTTTGCCTTCTACTTCTAAACGATACATCTTACCTTCCCACACTACATCGGCAAAGTAAGACTCTGATGCTTGTTCTGGTTCGGAACCTCCTACATTGAGAGTTCCATTAAAATCACCATTAATAGTGATGCTTTCTGAAAGAAATTGTTTAAAGTTTTTCATATCAGCAATTCCAGGCTCTTAGGGACTTATTGATTCTGCTATCTGGATCAGAAGCAGTTTTTTTGGATGTTAGTTTCTTTTTCATACCTTTCATTCTTGCACAGAATGATGTTCTTCTCTTATTACCAACTTTTTTACTAGGTGCTTTTAGATCACTACCAGGATTTTCTGCTTCATAAGACTTTCGACCCTTTTCATTTAGGCCACCTTTCTTATTCTTACCTGATTTTTTAGTCCAGGCAGCACCTTCTCCAAGTTTACTTCTATTGTCTTTTTCTTTTTCTGCCAATTTTGGATTTGCTTCTTTCCAATCGTTGTTTATGGGACTTAATTTTTTTCTTTTAAACTTTGGAGGATTATCAGATTTGTTTGCTAATTTTGGGTGATTTTTTCTCCACTGGTCCATTGGACTTAGTTTTTTTTGTGTAGTTTTTGAAACTATTTCTGTATTAGAACGGGAAGGAGATGTTGTTGTTTTTTTATCGGGTGCTTTTTGACCACCCTGAGACATCAGAGCAGCAGCAACACCTGCACCAGCAAGAGCACTTTTCCATCCTTCATCAAGTTCATTTCTCCAATCAGAGAACTCTTCTTTTTTAATTTTTGTTTTGAACTTTCCAAATGGTGTGGGCAGTTCCTCTCCATAATCTCCAGTCTTCTTCTCTACTTTATCATTAGGATCTACATCACCATCGACATCATAATCTATTCTTTTTACTGCCTTTACTACAAGTTTTTTTAGATTTCCACCACCAACTTTTGATTCTAAATCAGATTTAGTTGCAGTATGCTTTGCTTCATCTACAAATTCTTCCTTCTTTACACAATTATTTACAACTTTACCGAACATCTTTTTGGTTCCTTTCTTCTCATATCCCTTCCAACACTTTTGTCCTTCATCAATCTGTTCTTGTCCACCCTTAATAGGTTCTGGTTTAATAATATCAGTGAACTCATATTCAGTTGCCTGAAAATCATTTCTCCAATCAGAATACTCTACAGACTCTGACTTATTTCCCCAGTTAGCAGCACCAACCTTACGACACTTTACCAGTGCTCCGGATGCATATGCAGAAGGCCAAACACTGTATCTACTCTTGACTTTCTTATAACAGGCATCTTTCTCACCTGCCTTTTCTATTACAGTTTCTTCTGTCTTCACGTTGATTGCCTTCCCTTTTCTATCTGGATTTGGATCTTGACGTTGCTTTCTATTAAATGCTGCTCTCTCTTCATCTTTATCTAGATTTCTTTTCATTTTTGAAGAACCACACTTTGGTTTTGTAGTTTGTCCTGGTTGTTTGGCACAGGGTTTTCCGGCATATTTGCCACCCAATTGAACCCAACCAGGCTTGCCATCACTAGACCTACTCTTGCCAAACCAGTCACGCAAAGAACTATCACCACTTTTCGATTCACTTACTCCTCCACCATTTCCATTACCACCATTTCCATTACCGTTGGTGTTTTCTCCATTTTCACCATTTTCTCCAGAGTCTTCTCCGTTTTCTTTACGGAGATATCCACTAGATGCCACACGATATCCCATCGGAATTCGTTTACATTTTTTGTCTGTATAACAATAATAGTATCCTTGCTTACACTTTTTCATCAATGAAAAGTAGTTTATTCTTTATTATTTAGAAAACCTTGCTTGAGCATTTTTTGAAGTTCTGATGTCGATCCAACAAACACTGCATTATTAGTAACATTATTTGTAGTTTTCTTAGTTTCGTCTTCTACATCCTTAAGTTTCTTCTGTAAGTCAATCAACTTATCAGTAGTATCCGCAACACTCTTAATCAACTGTCCTGCGACCTCATATGCCCTTGGACTGCCTCCTTCCCCTGCTACCTCCATAATGCCGTTGATTGCCTCCTGACCCTTCTCTATGAGGGAGTAGAGGTTCGCACGACTATAGACATAATCCTTCTCTATATCATCATCCTTCGATTTTATAATCTCTGGTTTTTTGATTGGTTTTGACTCTACAATATCACTCTCAATATTCAGAGCCTCATCGATTGAATCATAATTATTATTCATAACAATCAAATATCCTCTTGTCTAGTAGGACTATAATCTTTAGAGTCTGGTAAGAAAGTCCATTCTTCGGTAAATCCAAAATCATCACCAGGTTCTGCAGTAATCGGATCAGGAACAGCAGTATATCTCATTTCACGTTTTGCGGTCTTTGTATTAGTATCGGCATAAACATCTGCCTGAACTTTACGAATGAGTCCATCAGATGTATCGGCAATAGAACCAAACAGATAAGTTTTAGCAGTAAATCTTAGAGTATAAATTAATGCTCTTCTCGTTTGGAATGATCCTTCATAATCATCTTGAAAGTCTATACTATCAAGAACAATTGGAATATCTCTTTTCTCTCCAATAGAACTGACTAAATCAACTGTTAAATTAAATGATGGTTGGAAAAAAGGAAGTATTTGTTCAATAATTTGAAGAGCGTCATCATTCAACTTACTGAAAATATTAAGTTCAAATCCAATATTATATGGAACCGGCATGTATACTTTTTTTGTTTTATTATCAGTAGTATCGTTTGCCTTAAATGTTTGAGTCACTCCAGTTTTTCTGGTAGAATCATATTGAATTGTAGTCATCTCAAATGACATTCTCGGAAGAGTGATTGCAATAGATTTTGATAATTCACTCTGTTCTTGTATTTTTGCAAGAAATTTTTGCATTGGTCCATAAGAAAGACCAACTTTTGTTTCATCTAAAATACTACCATCACTTTTTGTATGTCTGATGGAAATATCATTGAACAAAGTTCCAAAACTAATAATAGTTTTTCTTATGATTTCGTGATAAAAGTAAGTTCCTAACATTAATAATTACCAAATGGATTTGATTCTGAGAAATCTAAAATATCGTCTGCTTCTAATTCTATTTCTTCATTAGTGTCATACGGATTATCATAACTATCTGTATCATAATTTAATACAGTATATCTAGCAGATGAACTTGATCCCACAATAACTTCACCATCACTAAATTTACCAGTATTTATTGATACTGAAAGACTGGTCAGTAAATTTGTATTTGTAAAGTCTTTAACTACTGCCGTTGTGCCTGAAGATTCTCCTGTTATAACTTCATTAAAGATATAAGTCCCAACACCAATAGTGGATAATCCTGCTATAGAAACAGTGGGTGCTTGAGTATATCCAATACCCGGATTGAGTATTCTTATATAATCAAGTTTATTATCAGTAGTAATTCCGGCAATTGCAGTCGCAGTCACTCCTACTCCAGGACTGCCAATGGTAATTATTGGTGCAACAGAATATTGATTGCCAGGATTGCTGATAGATATGGAAGAAACACTAAACTGCGTTCCTCCGACAGAACAAGTTGCCGCAGCACCTGTTCCACCTCCACCAGTTATTGTTATTGTTGGTGGAGTAGTATATCCAGATCCACCATTTGTCAATTCTAACCTCAAAACAGATTGTATATTTGCTATACTAGTTGTAACTGCAACTGCTGTTGCCGTATTTATTCCACTATTTGGTCCTGAAAAAGTTACTGTAGGAGCAGAAGAATATCCACTACCATCATTATTTAAAAATATTTCAGTGACAGATCCGGAAGAAATTCCTGCTGTTGCAGTAGCAGTTACTCCAGATCCAACCAAGGTCATATATGTAATATATCCTTCATCCTCTACAGTAGAATCAATTTCTTCAATTGTAGTATCAATAAGTTCATTTTCATATTCATAAAGTTCACAACTCAATTCATAAACATAACTAGATCCTAATTGATAAAATGGTTTTTCATGTTCTACTCTCTTAATTTCAAATAATCTTTCCCCAAGAGGAAAATAAATTAAATCTCCTTCCCTTGGTCTAGAAATTACGTCGGTAAAATCATAATCAGTAATTCTTCCTTCTTTAATGCCAGAACTAATGTCTTCCAGAAATGGGGCGATAAATTCTTCATATCTTTCCCTTGAGATAGTTAAACTTATTTCATTTTTTAATCTTAATCCAAATTTAGTCATGATATCACTATCAGGAGCATATCCGTCATAATTATTCAGATATGCTTCTATCAGAAAACTATCATCAAATTTCGAGGATTGTATTTCACGAATTATATTATCAGTTTTAAAAATTTTTCTTGGTAAGTAATAAACTTCTATACCATAAATTTTTAATTGCTCATTGATTATATCCTGAACAAGAAATTGTTCGTTTGTAGATCCTTGAAGAAAAAACGGATTTAATGCCATAATAATTATCCAATAAAATCTAGAGGTGGCAGTTCATATTCGGAGGACATTCTCTGTTTAATATCTTCCAAATCTCTTTGTCCATCTTCTAATATTGCACGACCATTTAATTCAATTCCTCCAGGAAGTTTTACTCCTTGAAATTTAATTAAATTTTGCCCCCACTGCTTCTTTATTAATGCGGTAAGATACTTTTTAACAAAACTATCATTATAAACTTGAGAAAAACTTTCAGGATCAAGTGCTCTATAACATTCGAGAACAAGATAAGTATCTTTAGTTTGTGCTTTCCAATCAATATCTAAATATAATCTATCCTGTCTCTTATTGAATCTTACCTGTTTTTCTGTCGTCAGTAAAAAATCAATATCTTCCAAATAAGATTTGGTCATTGCATATGTTAATAAATCAACTGAATTGAAATAATAAAGATCATTCAAAAACAATTGATACTTAATACTAAACATTCCTCCAGAGATTGTGCTAGTATCAAACTTAAATATTTTTTCAACTCCTATAACAGAGTTTGGAACTTGAATGTAGTTTGAAGTCTCATAAAAATTAAATGTTGTTGTTCCAAAACCAACAACATTTGCAGTTCCAGTTGTTGTCACAATACCTACACCATCTGTTCCCGTTGCCCTTCCCCTATCAATATCATCTTGAGTAATTTTATACTTAAGATACATCTTCTCAACACCATCATAGTGTCTCTCATTAAAATATTGGAGAGTGTCGTCAACTAAGTCATCGACTTGCTCATCAGCAACATTTATTTCTAAAACCGGTGCCCCAAGTTGTCTAAGGCAATAATCGACAAGTTCTTGTCTAGTAGTGGGTTTTGCCATTAATATTCTCCTCCATCAATAAGTCCGGCATTGAGTGTTCCTGTAACAAAAACATTAGTTGAAAAAGTTGCTACTCCAACAAAAGTTGATAGACCTGCAACTCTTAAATTTTGTGTAGTAGTTAATCCAGTAACTCCGAGAGTTCCTATCGTTGCAATACCAGTTATATTAGCATTTCTTAAGGTAACTTCGTCTAGAGTTATATCATCACTTACATATAGGTCACCTCCAACATATAAGTCACTTACAGTTGTAACAATACCAGTAAAAGTGGAAAGACCAGAAACATTTAGTGAATTGAGAGTTCCTACACTCGTAAGTGAAGAATTGGTAACTCCAATTCCTAATGTAGTTGATGTTAAAACATCAGTCCCATTTATCTTAAATGATTTACCAGAAGTAAGATCCCAATTCTCACTAGATTTAAGAGAAGTTGATGAGTTATTCCAAAGAATTGTCTTTAGAATAGCAGCAGAACCAATTCCAATACCTCCACCATCAAGTAGAATATTTGTTCCAACAGTGGTAGCAATCCCTACTCTATGGTCTGCTAACTCAATTTTTTGAGAACTGATACTGGTTTCCGAACCCAATACAAATAAATCACCTTTAATAGTAACTTTTCCTGTATTATCACCAACTGCTGCTGGATCAAGAATAAAGTCTTCTGGTCCTGTAATAATTGCAGTATTTCCAGTTCCACTTGAAATCGATACGCCAGTTCCAGTTGTGATAAATTTAGTGGATCCTGCGTGTTTTAATGTAGTTGACTGTGTTACTTCCAGTGTGTTGATTGTAGCAATACCAGAAACATTTACATCATCTAATTCCGTATTGCCATCGATATCAATGTTTCCGTTAAAGTCGGCAGCACCAGCAAAAGTTGATACTCCAGAGGCAAATAAGTTAGTTGTAGTTACTAGACCAGAAAATTTTCCGTCTCTCCACCTTTGCGTTGTAATTCCAATATCATAAGTATTATCAGTATTTGGAACTAAATTTGATACAAATTCTCCACCAACATCAATATCATCACTAGTCGAATCACCAATTCCAATTGTACCACCTCTAAATGTGGCATTTCCGATAAAGTTGGAAGTTCCTGCAACTTCTAGATTGGTGCCGACATAAAGTTGTCCTCCAGTAGTAGTAATACCACCAGCAGAGGCAAGAGTTGTAACTCCTACAGACTCAAATGTTGAATTTACTGTTAATCTATTTAATATATCAACAGCAGCATTTATATCTAAATCAGAAGCAAATGTTGAGATACCAGCAATTGATACATTTCCTCCAATATTTACTGCTTTACCAATTCCAATTCCACCTTCAATAACCAGAGCACCATTCGTTGGTAATGAAGATTCAGTGGTATTTGCAAATGTTACAATACCAGTAATATTGAGAGATGACGAATCAATCGTATCCGTCATGAAGAAAGACTCTGTTGCCAGATCCCATACCAAAATCATTCCATCTCTAGATTTTAGAGTGGAATTTACATCAGATAAATCTAGTAATCGTGCTGGTGCACCAGAAGCATTGGATAAAACACGGATTACATTTTGAGAACCAACCCTGGCGATGATATTGGGCATTACCTAGTGACTCCCCCTCTTATTAGTGCTGCACCTTCCACAACTTTAAATTCTTTTCCAAGATTTGTTAATTTCACATCAAAAACATATCTACCAGGTTTAATATTCACAGTTTGTGATGCATTCAATGAAATAGAAATAATTCCTAATTCAGTATTAGTTATTGTCGATGCAAAAGATACAGATGTTATAGAACCATAATGTTTTCTCAGTTTAGCTTCGGTAGAAGCACTACTCAATATCAATGGAGAATTGGTTCTGGAATCTTCTAGTTGAAATGAAGTATCAAAATCAAATCCTTGTTCGATAACAATATTTGATACATAAACAGCCATTATTTTATGATTCTAACATACCTTTAGATATTTATATGAATTATTGATAGCAACTATTTACTCAAGAAATCTTTAAGTAAATTTTTTATTTCTTCAATATCTTTTTTCATATTATTTAACTCTTCTTTCTCAGAATTTTTTCGTTTCACTCTATTCATATATCTATCATAAGCAATATCGTCACAATTAACAATTGCTCCAGTATCCTCATCTCTGTAAAGATGAGGATGATCTTTAACTCTTATTAAATTCTTCATGCTAATGCGATTGTTCGAAGGTCACTAATAATTGGTGCATTTGCCTGATCAGTTCCTGACATAATAATTTTAATTGAATATCCACTAAATTCTCCCAAATCATTAGCACTAAACTCATATTCTAAGAACTGGTTAGCAGAACTTGCAGGAACTTTAACATCAGATTTCCCGTTATTTAAAGATGGATCAACAACTCTAAATCCACCGTCAGAAGTTGCCTCAAGATTCTCATATCCAGGGAACAATTCAAATTCTTGTTCAATTTCTGATGAATCATCTCTAACAAGACTATAAAGAACTCTAATGTCTGAAGATGCAGGTCTATATGCTCCAAGTATAACTTTTAAGGAAGATGCTGGTTTGGATAAATTGACAGTATCAGAAACATAGATTGCTGAGTGTGGATCATTTAAAATAGAATTTACTCTAGAATCTGAAGCAAAATCGGTAACAGGTCTATTTAAATAATTTGATGCAAATTCAATAGTAGAATTTTCAAGATTTATAATTGGAGATAAGTTTTCATCTGTACTGTTTAGTGTAATTGCTGCAGTAAATGATCTTCTACCAGAAACATTATTGAATACTGGTTGTTGTAATTCATTTACTCTAGAACATACTATTCTGGTCGATTTTAAATTATTGAATGAATTTAACTCTACAGGTTCTACTTCATTTAGAAGTTGGAAAGAAGTTTCAGTACCATCAATACTAGTTCCAGTTGTTGTTCTAATTACGGCACTTACTGAGGTTGAATCTCCAGGTGCCTGAACAAAGAATCTTGGATTTAGTGAATTAAATTGGATATTCTCAGTTGCATAGACATCATTTCCACCACCAACAAATTGTCTATTAAATGATAATTGTGGTAAAGTTGCAGTATCTGCAGATCTATTTACTCCATATGTAGCACTTCGATCTACTTCAACATAATATCCATTAGAGTCGATTCCAGTATCAGAAATATCATAAATTACATTATTAATTCTTCTTAAAGATACTCCATTAAACTCATATTTTTGAACCTTAGAATTAACTTCATGTGATTCAGTTTTTCCTTCAATACCTCTAACAAGAGTTCCTAACTCATTTGAAGATGCAGTTTCGTATGATATAACTTCATCTCCAATTTTTACATATCCTGGATTGGAATTGCTAACAGGAAGACCTTCAAAAGTTTCAAAGACAGAAGAATCTTCAACAAATATTGTATTTAATTCTGTTGATAATAAACCAGCAGTAAGAATTGTTGGTGAAATATCAGATTCAACACCACTCAATTGCAATTTATTATTATTGGCATACATTCCATGATTAAAATGACTTACCTCTAAGTAATTGCCAGAATTTGTTCCTGTTCCTTCAGTTACACTTAAAATGGTGGTAGATGCCAGAGATACAATAGTTGTATCTGTATCATAATAACTTACTCCAATACCAGTTCGGAATGCTTTTGGTGAAGAATCGCCTTCACCTTGAACATTAGTCAGATAAAGTGTATCTCTTCCATTGATTGCATCAATACTAATTAATGCACCTCTACCTGTTGTGTTACTAGTGATAGTCACTACATCACCAACTTCATATCCATTTCCATTAGCAGTTTTTGTAAGACCGGTGATTGCACCATTTCCATCTACACTATCGATAGTAAATTCTAACCCACTACCATTTCCGACAATATTAGTTGTTGGTCTGTTAGATTGAGTTGTATAATTTACACCACCATTAGTAGTTGTAATACCACTGACCGGTCCACCCGCATACTCAATATATCCATAACTATTTGGGATAGAACCAGCAATTTTTCTACCGGTAGTCAAAATACCAATTGTTGCTGCATCTGTGGATGTTGTAATTCCAAGATTGATAGTTTTTGGTAGACCAGTAACTGGATTTGCAAGTAAATTATTTACATATCCATTACTTTGATCTAAAGGTGGATTTCCAAAATGAGCAATACCAGTATTTGCGGTGAATTTTGCTTTGTAAAGTTTAAATTTAAGATCTAATTCTTGTGTAGGAGTCCAAATAGATCCATTTTGAGACTTAAACAAACTACCAAGTGCGAATTGCTTACTATAAATGACTGCTTCCGCATCAGGTAAAGATTGTGTATTAACAGTTCTCTCTCCCATTTTTGCAATCCAAACTTCATATTCATCTGAAGTAGGTGCAAGTAAAACTACAGCATATTCATTTCCTGGGGCAAGATATTTTGGTTCATCAAATGTAACTCTTGTTGCAATTTCTCCAGTTGCTGATGTTGTAATTTGATCTGGATATAATGTTTTAGATTCTCCAACCAGATTTAGAGTTGGAATACCAAGTTCTACTGTTCTTATTTGAACTTCAAGAGGTTCACTACCTGCTGGTTTGTTGGCAAAAAAGATATCCAATTCGGTAAGAACTACACCCTTATCATCACTACTAAATCCATTTAAATCTGGAGCATCAATATCTCTACCAACAACAAATGATTGCGCAAGAGGATCAGATCTTCTTGCTCTTACAACTTCACGTCTAGTTGTTGTTATAGTTGTAGTGCGTCTTACCGTAGTGTCAATAGTTGTCGTTACTGTGGTTTGTATTTGTCTTGTTAAGAGAGTTCCAACAGCACTATAAGATCCTTGACCGGTAGAAATTAACTTACTTCCAGGTAATGGTTTGGTATTTGTAGAACTACTAGTCAATAAGTATGTCTTTTTACCAGTAAGAAGTCTTGGATTTGGTGCCGGATTTGTATGAGGATTCTTGATAAAGAATGAACCAAAAAGATCTCCATAATTATCAGTTATCAATCTTAAATCTTTTACATATGCAATTGCACCACTCGTTTGTCCAACGATCTTTGCACCTTTGGTAACATACCCAAAAAATCTTCCTTGTGCTTCATCGGATAATGAATTTATATCAATATTTAATGTTTTGGATGATTGACTATATGAAGTTGGTAGGTTTTCAGACCTTATATAAGGATTGATATTGTATGTTCTTGATGGAGAATTAAAAGATCCTTCTTTATGATTTGATGTTGCAAGTCTAAACCGACCTGTTTCTTGTCCACCTTTATATACTTTTACTGTTTCACCTGACGTAAATGATCCTTGTAAAGTGCCAGATGTCTCTAAAGATGTGCTATTAGCAATTTCTATGAGTTTCGGTATAAAATCTACATTACTATGATTATCTAAGAACTGATAATGTCTTGTTAAAGGTTTCAGTGATCTTCCGAAGAAAGAAACATTTCTAGATCTAATATACTGCTCATCACCACTTGAGATTAGAACATCTCTGGATCGTACATCAACTCTAGTTCTAGAAGTTGTTGAAGTCTGTGTTCTAGAGTTTGTACTACTTCTCCAGTCTGTTCGATCGACTCTGGCCCGATTTACGAACCCTCCACTCAAGTTAGGACCTACTCGTCCCCAAACACGTTCCCGTGTAACCACTAATCCGTTTATTGCACCGGATAGTGGTATTGATACTGTATTTCTAACAGTGTTAGTAACAACATTAGTAGTTCTTCTTGTTATATTCTGTACAGAAGGGGGAATATAAATGGTTCTAATCCAAAAATCATTTTCTGGAGATAATTTTACATTTCCAACATACTCTATAACATGGAATGGATTAACATTTTCAACACGAGTAGCAAGTGGTTGCTCCAACCAACCGATAGAATCATATTTTAGAGTAACAACATTTCCAGTTTTTTGAATATTTGGGTCTAATAACTCAAAGTTAGTTGTCAAATCCAAATCTTCTTCGGAAATTTCTGAAGAAGGTAAAACTCTTTGTCTTAAAGAATTAGAAAGAAGTCTTGGTCTCAATTGACCTTCACTAATATCTGCTGATGTTAGATTTTGATCACTGTTCGTTTGATCAACAAAATTATCTACAAAGAAACCAGACTTAAATCTATTATTACCATCTTCATCTTCAATACGCAATGCTTCAGTACTCACCTCTAATAAACTTAAAGATGTGACTCTTTCCAAGTTTTCTATTCTATCTTCAAGTTGACCAATATCCCTCATAGTATATCTTCTATTATCAACCAAATTAATAGAAACATCATCAGGATCATAAAGATATGGTGGAAGTATAATGGTTGCCAATTCCATCAAACTTTGATCATTACTTGGAGATGCTTTTGGATCTTTTGCCGAAACACCTTTACTAACGATAAGATTTTCAAATTTATCAAGATATAATTTATCAATTCTTGGGAGATAAAAATCAAACCCAATCAGTGAACTTTCTCCAGGTTTTAAGTTATAATCTGTAGTAAATGTTCTTGAACTAAAATCAAATGGTGAAGCAGTTGTTGAAGAATAATCAACAACTCTTGGTCTAAAGTCTAATGTATCAGAAGCTCTAACATCATTAGGTCCAATTGTAGGAATATCATTTAAAAATCTATCATCATCATAACTTAAAACCGTAAATACATCTCCAGTGTCTGATGCAGGAACTATATAATGATCATAGACAACTAACAATCTCTTAGATGGTTCTGAATCTGTTGTTCTGATTAATCTTGAATAATCATAATATTCATTTTTTTGTCCACCATCAAGAACAAAATTGTCTGTTACGTTATTATACTTTCCTAATGTAATAGACTGAACGGTAGAAATAATATTAGATTCTTTGAATGTTACAGTTTCTCCAGCAGTAAAAGTATTTTGATTTAGATAAACTACACCTAATTTATTGGCACCACCTGATGATGGTGAGGAACTATTATTTGTTACGACTCTTCCAACTGCTCCACTCTCAGAACCAATGATATTTTCTCCAATAATAGCATCTGTTCCAACATTGGATATTGAAGAGAATTCAATTGCATCTAGTGTAGGATCTGCAGTATTCGTTGATTCATATACTACAAGAACTTTTGCTACATCAGGAACATTTAATGAAATTTGATCATCTTGAACTCTGAGTCCATAATATGGATTATATGTTAGTCCATCATTGATTGATATGCTAGATGCAGATCCAGATTGTGCTAATTTTGAAAGATTGACTACTTCTATTGCACTTCTAGTAAATTTTTTAATTTTACTTTGAATTCCATTCTTCTTCAGTGTTACATTTACAACTATATTTGATTGACCAGAGGTTAATCCTTCAATTTCGACTCCAGTTCCCCCTCCAGTAAGAGTAAACGCATCAGAAGTTACTGTTCCAATTCCACCCCCAGTATAATGAACGGAATATCTTTCCTGATCAAATGACTCATAAAATGCGCTTGTAATGCCGGTTGGTAGTCCAAATACTAAATCACCAGAACCATCAGTTGCTTCTCCAGTTATTTGATTTGTTATTAATAACTGAGAACCTGAGAGATCAACAGAGGAAATATTAGATTCTGGAAGATTTGCATAAAGAAATCCATTTTCACTATTTTTTATTTCTGCTACTCTAAGATTTGCCGTATAATTGCCATTAGAAATTGCGGTTCCAGTAAATACTCCACTAACACTAGAAATACTAGCAATAGTCAGTGATGCCAAATCTGAAGAAATTGCTGTAACTCTATTATACCTTAAACCACTTCCTTCTACGACACTAATTACATCATTCACTTTGACTCCAGAGAATAATTTTCCTGGACTTGTTACGGTTGTTCCATTAACATTAACTTCCGAAATTCCATTAGAGAACTTTTTAGAACTTAATACTGCATCTGCATTAAAATCTGGAAATCCTGATACACTAGTTTTCTTAACAGATTTTAATTGATTAATATTATTTTGAACAAAACTCTTAATTGTTAATGCAGTCTCAACTCCGTTAACAATCAATTTTTCTCCAGTTACAAACGTTCCCGAAGTTTGACTGAGATTTAACGGTCCAACACCACCAGCGACAACAAAACCACTCGCACCACTACTCTTTCCTTTTATAAAAGAAGATGTTGGAATTTGATCTGCGGTTACACCTACATTAAAGGTTATATTTGTATAAGTTTGAATATCATAAAGATATAAATCCCATTGAGTTGCTGCACCAGAATATGCAGCATCAGTCAAGTTAAAGGTATATACTCTCGCAGCACCAATTATCGACCCCCCTCCACCAAGTTGATCATATAAATCTAAAGTTTCATTTTCTTTTGGAGCACCACTGACATTATTAACTCTAAGTAAATGCCCCATCTCAAATGGGATATTAGCACTACTTATACTTTCAGTATCTCTTGGTTTTTCTACATCTATAGCAGTTTCTGTATCTAAAGTAACATCATAACCATCAACATATGCTCTTCCAGGACTTACCTGTAGACACATTAAATCATCCGATGGAGTATTTCCTTGTTCTGTAGTTTCTCCCTCTAAATATAAACCATCATTATCGATTTGATCATTTAACGAATTGAGTGCTTTAACACCAAACTCATCTACGGCATAATGACCAGATTCATCAAATGTTCTTTCTGCAATATAATCTCTTATTAAATTATAAACAGGTCTATTTTCGATTTTTTTAATTTTTCCTTCATCTACTCTCAATATCTCTACAAAATCAGTATCTGTATTATTAGATATTTCTTTTTTTGTAAGTGTTAATGCTATCTTTAATCTGTCTGCTCCTGGTGCTGCAAAATTAGTGAAACCACTTGCATTATCATATAAAGACGAATCATCCTTTGCATTTACAATCGTTTCGGATATTTTTAATCCTACTCTATACGAAGGAGTATTGGTATAATAATCTAATATAAGTGTTTGCTTAGAAACTTCTACAAATGTTCCTCTGATAAAATAAACACCATTATCAATAGATGCTGCTGAACCAACAAATGTTGCATCCTGAGAGATTAATGATGCAAATGCGGTTCCTGCGGCAATTGTAGTATTACCATACGTGACATTTTCACTTGCAAATAACTGTTCTCCATCTTGAAATACATCTGTTTCTGCATTATCTCCAGACTCTCCATATTTAACATAAATTGTAAGATCACTTACTAGATCACTATCAGATGTAAGGGCAACTTCTTGAATAGATGCTGTTACACCCGAAAGTTGTCCTGTAATTTTCTTTCCAATAAAATTCTTAATATAAACAGAGACATCTATACCTAAATTAACCGCATTTAATTTTACTGCAGAAAACTGATTATCAAAAGTTACAGATCCTGGAAGAACCATAGATCCTTCTTTAAAAATATTGCCACCAAAAGACTCTACTTGGTTCTGTAAGATGGATTGAAGAGTTGTTAATTCTCTAGCCTGAACTGGATATCCTGGTTTAAATAAAACTTTATAAAAATTTTTATCCCCATCAAAATCATCATAATATGGGCTTATATTTAAGTCTGTTTTTTGTGCCATCTTTTTTTAGAATTCCAGAATAATTTTGATGTCTTCTTTTTGTCTAGAGTCTCTCTGAACTTCGGGTCGGTTGTCAATATAAATTATATCCCCCGTCTTTTTATTTATCTCTGGATTTGAAAGACCATTTGTAAAAGTAACTCCCAGATTAATCTGCTTATTATTAACAACTACAACACTACCGTTTAGATCTGCAATACTTGCAGAACCTCCACTAGTATTAAATTCAATGTCATTAGTAGAATTGAATGCTATTATATCTGTTGTACTGTCACTAAGTGTTTGGTCTATTTTATTTCCAAAACATAATGATCTGTCTTGATAATATTTCAAAACTTTAGTATCTTTATCAAATGATGCTACATATCCTTTTGCCCCGGACACACTTTGAGTTATTTGTTCACCAATAGTTACGTTTCTAGACTCTGATAGTCCGATACCAGAAAGAGATGAGAATGTATTCCCAGTAAAAGTTACTCCTGCTCCAGAAAATGTTTCGGGATTTTTTATAATTCCGACCTGAGCAAATTTAGTGTCTATTGGAAAATCTTTAGTTGAATCGTCGAATCTTGCATACATTAATACTTTATCTGTTCCCAACTCCTCATAAATGTTATAACCATGACCTTTTGATGGAGGAATTATAGGTATTAATTTTGCAGTATCAGTGGGGGAAGATTTGGGTAAATTAAGAATTCCATATGTATATCCTTTTCCGCCATTTATCACCGTGATATCGGTTATTGTACCTGCACTATCTACTACAATAGAAACTGTAGCACCACTTCCGTCACCTATGATAGATGCTACTGTGCCATTAGTATATCCAGTTCCACCATCTTCGATATATACTGCCTTTATTTGATTATTATTAGTATCAGAGTTTCCTCCTTCTCTAATAGTTTGAATACTAGAATCCGTTGTAGTCAACCAATCATTAGGAACTGTAATATATTCTGTAGAATCAAATTTAATTACATCTGATGGAGGAATACTGAATAGATATTTCCATCTATATCCATCAGACCCTGCAACAGATGGTTCTACATCAGTATGTGTTGGTTCTATTGTCGATCCTGTAACCGTAGGATTAGGTCCAGAAGAACCATTATCTATACAAATATAAACTTTAAATTCACTTGTAATAATATAATAATTTGCATCATATAATCTTACTGTTTTAGATACGGGAGATTCATTACCTTGACGATAATCATGACGATACATGTCATAAGGAGTATTTGCAACCCATTCAACCTTTCTTATAACTCTTCTGGCATTTTCTGTAGTAATCTTTTTACCAAATAAACTAGTATCTCTATAATGAGACAAATATTGAAAATTATCTACAGGATTATTAGTTGTGCTTGTATTCCAATTGTCGGTTCTTCCAAATCCAACTGATCCCGGAGTTGGATTTGATAAACCTAAGAAAGCATAATAAGAATTATTACTGATAGACTCTACAAAAGAACCAGCATTCAATATTCTAAATTGATCTGTTACGAATGCGGACATATTAATAGTTTTTTATATATTTATAAGACAATTTTAGTTTTCAATTATACTTCTCTTTTAGGTAATGCCCCAGTTTTTCTAATACCAATACCTCTTCTCTGAATTGTTGGATATGTTGTCAATCCAGATACAGTATTGCCAGTAACACCAATTGATATTGGATTTGTAGATCTTGTTCCTCCTTCTAATAATCCCCATGAGTATTTTCCAACGGGATTTAATGTACTTCCAGTAGTTCCAAGACCAACTACATTAGAATTTGAATCTACATTACATGTAATAATTCCAATTGTAGTTCCAGCACCCGTATTATTAGACCAAGAAGAAACATAGTAAACATTGTCCAGGAAAGTAGTTCCAATTCCAACAACTGCAGAATTTGAATCATCAATTGAGGTGACTCCACTACCAATTTGAGTATCATAGATATAAATTGGATAACCTGTCGATAGTCCAGTAAAGTTATTACTGTCAATCAATGTAAATTGAAGTGCTAAAGGAACACCAATTCCAGATGCTGTTGTAATACCAGTTACTATTCCAGAGAAACCTTTAATATTACTAAATCCTGTAATTTTTTCAATAGATCCCAAAGATTCTGTAGAAATACCATTAATAATAACCGCATCTAATGGAGTAGAAGAATCGGTATATCCATTATCAGTTTCATAATTAAATAATTCTATATTATCGACAAATATTTCAGTATCGGTTGTAGACACATCTTTGATAATTCTTGCAGTTGGGAAGATTAACGGTTCTAATACATCTCTTGATTTATAAACATATTGGCCATTAATTTTCTTATCTGTTTTTTGCTTAGTCCAAGATAAAGGTTTGTAATTGATTTCATCAACTCCTAATCCAGTATATCGATTAGTTTCAAATTTATCAGAAGTAGTTATGTTGTAAACTGTTCTTTCATCTTGTGTTATTGTATTTGGATAGATATTGTTACTTATTACTTGAACAACATCACCAGTTTCTATAGTTGGTATGATATTATCTACTAGTGTAGAATCAGTCCCATCAACACCTTTATAGAAGTATATTTCAATTTCTTCTTCTGGTAACGGTGCTCTTGTAAATGCAAATGATGTCCCACCTTCAAAGATGTAATTTTCTACTGGTTTTTGTAATACTCCATTAACAAAAATTATAAGAACATTGTTAATATTTTCTTCAATTGGAGAATTTTCTTGAGGTTCAAAACTCAGAGGTGTTGAATTATAATTAAGTGGGAATCTAGTTCTTGATCCATCTTGTAAGTTTTGAATAGAATCAATATAATCAAGTTCTCCAAATTCCCAAGCAGCAAAATTATCAGAATAAGTATCAACTACTGTAATTTCAAAATCTGATATTGGAGAAGATAGAGAACCATCAGTGACTAATCCAACAGGTTTAAATACATCACCTCTTCTGAAATTATATCCTGGTCTTGAAAATTTGACTTCAGTTACTTCGAATAAAGTGGATCCTATTCCCGTAGATCCACCAACTTTTAAATCTACTAATAAACCATTTCCCGTATCAGTTGTTGCTCCAATTCCTAACCTAGAAACACCAATCACTGGTAGATTTTTATATGATGGATCTGAAACGAATATTTCAGGATTACTATATCCAGTTCCTCCACCAACAACATTAAACGATAAAGTTCCTCCAACACCAATATTTGCCGTAATTGTTGCTGCAGCACCAGAATGTCCACTTTCATATACGGATATTCCGATAGAAACTAAACCATTATATCCAGAACCATGTCCTGTAGTTCCTAGTCCAACAGATACAATAGAACCTCCAGCACCAACAACAGCAGTCACAGAAGCACCTACAAGTGGTGCAAATCCAAGTCCAGGTGTAGATCCATATGAAACTATAATTCCACCTCTAGGAACTTCATTTGCATTAGTATCATAGTCAGAAACAAAATATTCAAGAGGAAATTCGTCCGGTCTAGTAATTCCAGAGAATTCAACAGTAGATATTCCTGCACTAGAGTCTTCTAAGATTTGATAATTAAATCTTGTTGGATTGTTATCAGTTTTGGGTGATTGGTAAATGTTATTAATAAAAACTAGACCACTTGAACCTTCTGTTCCAATTCCTGTAGTATTTGCACCACCAACTTTTAGTGTGAATGTTCTTCCAATTCCAGTAAATTCATCAGATAAATCATCATAAACTTTGTTATTATCATAATTAGATTTAAAAAATACTCTACCAGTAAATGATGAGGTTTCAGAATCTAAATTATTTTTTGTTTTTGCGATTTGTGGATTACCTCTTGGTGCTTCTGTGAAATAAATTTCACTATCTTCAATATTAAATGAACCTTTATGAATTCTTACTAAGGTAGAATCTGTATGAGTTGATGCAGAAGAACCTACAAATCCTCTCTTGACTTCAACTAAATTTATACTCCCTTCATTTGTAATCGGTCCTACATTGGTTGTTCCCAATCCAACATTAGTTACACCCATGTATTCATCATCAACTTTCAATATATCTCTTGGATTTATTGTTGAAATTCCACTTAGTGATACAATACTTGTACTATTGTTTAGAGAACCACCAACATTTCCACTCAAAGTATGTGTAATCTTAGTAGGTGCTATTGGATATTGAACCAATTCATCAACAGTTAAGATGCACTTACTGTTTTTTTCTTTCATAGTGAATCTATGAGCATTTCCTTCTCCAAAGGAAGTAAATGTTGTTCCAATTCCTGCAGCAGCTGCTGTAGTTGTTATTGCTACTTTGAAAGTATTTTCGGTTAATTTGATAGCATAAACTGTAGATGGAAGTTCTCCACCAGGAGTAACAATTGCACTAGTTCCAACACCAACGATTGTAGAGTTTGGAGTATAGATTAATTCTTCTCCAGTTACAAAGAAGTGATTTTGAATTGTAAATATTCCAGTAGATGCATCTAATGCAGATGAATTTGGATTAAATTTCTTTGAGAAAATTGGAATGCCATTATCAGTTAATGTGAAACTATCTTTATTAATTCTACTAAGATTAATAGCATCATAGAATTTTTCATCAATACTTTCGGTTACAGCACCATAAGATAAATCTAAAGGTTCATTAACAACATCTACTTCAGAATAAAATAATTTACTGAATACTTCAATATCAATTTGACCTGTTTGATTTGCATCTGGGAAGAATTTAAGTATTAAATCACTTCCAGATATTTCTCCACCAAATGTTCCAATACCAGAAGCATCATCTAATTCACTATCATCATTAGATACTGAAAGGAAAGGTAATTGCTGAGTATAAGCATCAGTTCCTTCATTAATTATCATAACCTGATGAAGTGCTTTTGTAGAACCTATACTTACTTGAATTAAAGATTTTGATGCATTAAATAAAGATCTATCTAAAGTTTGAATTATTGTAGAAGAAGCACCTACTGTAGAATAATATCCAGAATCGTAAATTACGCTTCTTTCTTGACCATCAAATTGATCCGAAGATTTAAATCTATATGTACCAATTCCAGTAGATGTTGTTCCAAATCCAACAATATTAGTTCTTATCTTAAGTTGATCAGAAGAAGTATTTTCGTGTATTAGTGATAAAACTCCACTTCCCAAGTCAGTGCAAGTGAATATACCTATTTGATTTCCTGTTGAAGAACTTAAAACATTGCTATCAATATAATATTCTGACATGAAAGTGTTTGTCCCTGCAATAGAAACATACAATCTCACATAATTCATATCATTAGTAACAGTATTAGTTACTTGTGCATTAACATAAAGAGATTCAAAATTATTAGCATCTAAAGAAATAATTGTTGTAGTTCCAATTCCCACACTAGTATTTTCTATATCTACAGAACCTGTCAAATTGACAAAACCTATAGACTGTGTTCCAACTCCCGATATATCTGTATTAAATATTTGCTTAATTACTTTTAGATCATAATTTGTATTCAATGCATCATTAGGAACGAATCTTAAGAAAGTTTTTTCAGTTTCGTCTGTAAATAAGTCAAAAATACCATAATTAAATTCTTTTCCAGATATGGACTCATTTTCAACAATGACTGATTCTAATTCATTTTTTAAAATAGTAATATCTGTTAACTGAAGTTCAGTGTCATCCTCACTAGACACTCTTAATAAGTAATTAAAATATGTTCTATTATCAAGTTCGTCTACTAATAAGTATTCAGTAAATTCTGATTCTGAATTTGAGAACTGATTTTGAAGATCATCAACTGTCAATACGTTAAGATTTGTTAATTCTGTATAATTAGTAAGTTTTTTAGTTTTTAATTTTAAAAATTTTGATTTTGAATCTACAACATCAACATCAATAACATTATCAAAATTATTAATAGTATCTACTCTTTTCTCATCAATTACATCATAAATTATAGTAATTCCATCATTAGTAGTTGTTAAACCTGCACTCGTATTTGAAGATATTCCAGTATCTGCAAAATTTTTCAATCCACTTGTATGAACTAAACTTTCTACCGGAGATTGCTGATCTTTATATGTTATTGAACTTTTTACGGAATATGATAAATTTTGATAATAGTCATTATCTGGAGTAACTTGAAAATCTTCACTTAATTTTCCAGTTTCAGTATCCCAACCAATATCTTTTGTGTTAGAGTATCCAACATTAAATGTTCCTTCATTTAAATTTAAAGACTTAATTGTTGCGACAGTGCCAGATTCATTTCCAGTAACAACTTCACCTATTGACAACTCATATGATCCAGAAACTTTTAAAGAATCTCCACCACTTCCTGTAACTTCCAAATCTCTTATTATCTTATTTGAAGATAAAGTTTCTCCAATGAAAAATTTGGATGGTTCTTGAACTACCTTAAAAGTAGGATAATCATTTTTATTAATTATTACTCCACTAAAATCTTGAATTGTTTTTGCAATTCCAGTATTTGTGGTGAATTCGGATACACCAATAGAGACTGTATCATTAACTCCCGCAGTGCTATATCCCTTTACCTTAAAGAATTTGTATCCATAATCAGAAGAATTGAATCCATCTCCATCTGAACTATATTTTACAATACCTTCAATGAATACTTCATCTCCAACAGCAAATGGTGGAGTATTAAAAGTATTTCCAATACCAGGTGTTGATATTGTGCATGTGAAAAAATCCGTATTTGATGACCCTACCTTTTCAATTGCAACACCATTATTATTATTTGTTGCAAAAACTTCTACAGTTTCATCAGGTAAACCTTTTGGTTGTATTTTAATATCTAAAGAAGAAATTGCAGATCCTGTTATTTTTGGTTCAATCAATCCAGAATTTATTACATTTCTTGTTGTGGGATTGACGAGAGTAATAAATGGTGGAGATACATAACCTTCACCTCCACTAACTATTGATATCTGACTTAATGCATTTGAATCTTTTGTTACAATGTTGGGAGAAACATTGACCTTAGGTCTTAAAGTTTTATCTGAAGAATAAGTAAATCTGTTATTGATGACTCTACTTTCTTTTATAGATCCTACATTTATTGATTTTGCATTTGCAATTAAATCTATTCCAGAAACAGAGTTTGTAGATTTTAAAGAAGGTAATTTTTTATATCCAGTTCCTGAAGATATAATACTTAAAGATTTAACTGGACCAGATGGAGAAGTTGATGTCGTTGAGTAATCTAATGTATCACATTCGGTTGAACCATAAGAAAGTTTTTCTGGTTTTTTGTCAAGATTTACATTGAACGTTGTTGCTGCAACACCACTAATAACATATGAATTGTTATAATCACTATCAATATACTTAATACTTGAATAGTTATTAACATCAGTATCGGATTTAACTAATACTCCATCTTTTTCTAAGGTATAGAATAATTCATCAATTTGTGAGTTGTAATCTAATGTAAGAGTTGCTGTAGATGTTACTCCAACAGTTCCTACTCCAGATACACTGAAAGTATTTGTAGAGCCAGTAGAAACAAATTCATTATTAAACTCTTTGTCCTGATATAATCTCAGACTATAATTTATCAGTGAAGAATCTGAAAGGTCGAATACTAAATTATTATTTTTGACTGGTTGTAATTGTGGATTAATTAAGGATATTGTTTGTGAAGAACCTCCTGTAGAAGCAAAACTTACAACTGTCGGAGGATTTTGTTGAGAATCTATTAAAGTTTCGCAGAGATTAATTCTATTTCTATTAACTTTATAAACAAAATATTCATTATATCCACTATCTTCATAAAGAACTTTATCACCAGTTACTAACTCATGATCTGTAATTGTGATTTCATTAGTTACTGTATTAATTCCTGTTGAATTAAATCCAATTGGATTGACTACGATATTATCAATTTCTGATTTATAAAGAACACGAACTGCTGTTGAAGTTCCAATACCCACTGAAAGATTTGGTTGAACATCTAATGTTACCGTATCTCCATTTTGAAGTTCATGAGATGTTGATACTGAAACAGTCACTACATTCTTATCCACATCTCCCAATATTTGAGTATAATTGGATTCAAATGAATACTTATCACTATCATCTCCATTATCATGGAAGAATAATTCTTCACCTGTAATTGCAGTCTTTAATCCAATAAGACTTGGACTTTTCTTAACAACGAAAAGATTACTTGATATACCTACTGGGACAGATGTTCCATCAGTAGAAACATTTAAGGTTGTTCCACCATTAGTATTAAATCCAACCGGTTGATTTGTTGTGAAAGGATGATTTTCAATGTAAATTCCTTTTGTAGGAATACTTCTAGTTGCAGTTGAAATACTGCCAAATGTAAATGATGTGCTGTATCCAACACCACTTATAGTTCCAACACCAACAGATTCTCTAGGATTGAAGAAAGCCTTATCATTTACTTTTGAATCAAATTTATCTACAGATTTGGAAATTGTAAAAGAATCTGGAGAGAAAGTTACTGCAGTTCCAACAGTATGTGATACACCTGCCAACCCTCTTTCAATTCTGAGAACGTTTTGATTTTTAAATACTTCAAGAACTTTTAAAGTTTCTGTTCCAATATTAATACTACTACCAATAGATACTTGTTCTGGAATTGGAGAAACATAAATTTCTGTCGTAAATCCTACAGATGCAGATGTTATAGTAGAAAGACATCTTCCATTTGCATAAGAAGGAACTGTGATTTGATGTGTTCCATTAAGTACCGATAGATTTGTGGAAAATCCAGATATAGTTACATAATCTAGATTTAAAAGATCATGGTTGGGTAATATTGATACTTTTACTCTACTTGTAGATTCCCATGTAAAAATAGAATTTAAATATTCAGTTGAATTTGTATTTAATTCTACGAGACTCTTTCCTTTTACGGAAGCAACACTAACATCTAAACCACTTCCTGAAGTATCAGTATCATCAAATGTTAATTTATCTCCAACTTTGTAATTATTACCAGAATTTTCAATATCTATAGATTTTACAGAGTCTGATGTTACAGACACTACTTCTATTTTTTGATCTAAAATATCACTAGTTTCATTAATAAAATCATAATCAGCCTTTAATTCTGATACTTTGTAAGGAAAAGTATTTCTCAATAAATTTGAATTATTGAAATCAAATGATTGATCCAAATCTGAATTGGAAATTAATTTTGATTTATACTTATTACCTATAAAATATGGAAATTGGTCTATTGTAGCATGATATACATAAACACCATTCGGATACTCTACATTTTTTTCATATCTACCATTATATTCATCCAAGTCTCCAACATTATTAAATTGATAATCCTCAACAAAAAATCCAGCATCAAATCCAGATGGTCTATCTTCAACATTCGATGTATTTGAGATATACCCAGATTCTAATGATTTTAGTCCTGATGATGTATCTTCAGGGTTTGTATATCCATAGGGTCCATAAATTGGATTGCCATCATAAGCCCATCCAATTATGTTTGACCTGCTTGTGGGATTTTCTTTAAAAGAATTTCTCAAATTCTCAAAATACTTTGATACTGAATATTGAAGTTTATCTTTACCTTCTAATAAAACTTCTCCAGTAGTGAATCTTGTAATATTATCATTTAAAGTTAATTTTCTTATTTGTGGATCAATAAAGGAATTTTTTCCTGATGAAACAACTTGAATTTTTGTATTTGATGCTGAATACCCAATACCAGTATTCAGAACCTTAACTTCTGATATTTCCCCATTATTAATTATTGCTCGCAATTCTGCACCAGTTCCAGAACCAGAAACAATCAATTCCGGAACAGAATAATATTCACTTCCAACAAAACTTGTAAAAACATTAATTATTTTTCCATCAATGATAGATGGTGTTAATTGAGCAGATTTACCATTCTTTATAGAGATTATTGGTTTTTTCTCTAAGTTTAAAATTGTAGATCCATATCCAGTTCCTGATTCGTAAACATAAGCATCAACAATACTTCCTTTTACTACTGGACTTAATACTAAATCTTGATACTCTTGAGTAGTAGTGCCAAATCCTACAGAATTATATTTAATAGAAACTGAAATATTAGGATATTTGAAATATTGATATCCACTTCCCGTACTATCAAATGTTTTATAATCTCGTCTTTCATAATTAGAAACAACTGTTCCCCCAATTCCGGCATCACATAATCTAAATGAATCGTCGTCAACTTTTAAAACAAAGTATTGATTTGTAGTTGTAATTCCAGATATCTGCCCAGATTCATAATCATATTCAATAATTTCTCCATCATTAAATCCATGATTTTTAAAGGTAACGGTATTGTTTGTTGTAGATATTCCTGTAGGTTTTACAATTAACTTTCTATTAGTGTATCCTTCTCCTTTATTAATTACTTTTACATAAGAAACTTGTCTTGAAGACGAAAGAGTTGAGAACTTATGCGTTCCAACAGAACCTGTATAGATTCCTACGACATTGGTGTCCAATTGCTGATCACTTAAAGTGTTATATAATTTTATTGCTTTGTTGTTAGTAACACCGACATAATATACAGAATTAGTGGGAAGATTAATATTATTTCCTGCCGTTCCAATTGCTATTGGATTATTTCCTAGAGGATTGTAAATTACTTCTTGACCATTGACGAAATTATGATCTGTTAAAAATAAAATTTGATTAGTTGTCTCACTAACTCCACCACCACTAGAAAATTCATCTGCATTAAATAAAACTTCTCTAGGTTTTTCAATTATTACAGGTTTGATTACAGCACCACTACCATTTCCTCCTGAAATATTAATAGAAGTTATCTCTCCAATATTATAATCTTGCGAATCTACATATACTTTTTCAAAACCTCCACTAATAACAGGTTGAATTTTTGCGGTAATACCAGCACCAGTAGAAACTTCAACTAATGGAGGATTAATTACATCAAAATCTTCTCCCCCAGAAAGAATATCTACATCTTCAATTGGACCATAATAAATTGCATCTTTAGATTTATAGTTACTAATTTCAACACCATTAATTAACATTCCAGTAGTTCCTGGAGTTGTTAAGGTTCCGGAACCATTTTCAATATTTTTTTCTAATGGAAACTTTCTTAAAAGTTTTTGTATTCCTAGATCAGTTTTTCTTTGAGAATCTAAGGTAAAAGTGTGAGTTCCTATACCAGAATTTGGCACTTGAAATGTTACATTATTGTCAGAATCTAATAAAGAAGGTGTAGTATATAATTTAAATTGATTTGTAGATGTTACTTTTACATAATAATTACCAGTTTGCAATCCAACTAAAGGTTCATTTTGCGGAAGATAATATATTTTATCTCCTGTTAAAAATGGAATGGAAGGATTGAACTCAATAAAGTTATAGATATTCTTAATTTCAGAAAATTCTGGAATATTAAAAGTACTAGCAATACTTACTTTTTTAATACTAGTTTCAATATCAAGACGATAATCTACAATATTATTTTTTTCTTCTGATGGTAATGAATTTGATGCAACATATGCATAATCATCCTTATCAACATATAAATTAAGGATATCTGATAATACAGAACTACTCCCAAAATTTGAACCGGAAGATTTTGTTTTATTTAATTTTCTTCTTACATCATATTCTTTACTGTCTTCTAAAGATGGTTTATTTGCCAATGTCAAAGTATTTGCAGTACTATCGATAGTTGTAATACCAATTATACCATTAGAGGGTACTACACTCTCACTACCTCTTTCTAATATTTCAACTTCATCTCCAATTTTTAAACTGGATCTATCAATAGTGGATCCTAACTTAGTAGAACCATTATCTACAATTTCATATCTCGCACTTGTATTGTATATAAAAGAATTTGCAAAAATTTCTTTCCAATTTGAATTTGTATTTTTAATCTTATCCCCAAGATTTTTAACTGTAATTATATCATTTTCATCTACTTTAAAGTCTTCATTTTCTTCTACTAAATCTTGTATTACTCCGAGTAATATTAATTCAACCTTCTTAGAAGTATCTCCATCTTCATAAGAAAAATAAGTATCATCAGATCTAATATTTGATGATGTAGTTATAGTATCATTAATACCAGTACATCCAAAAAATTGATTAATACTTTTTCCAGTATAAGAAATAGTATTAGTTCCTGAAATTAATGTTCCAGATTGCGGAAAACTTACCGTCGAATCTACTGTTAAAATAGAAGATCCTACAGATACACTTTCAATTAACTTTGTATTTGGAGTAATTTCAAAATTTCCTTCTACTGATGAGGAATTTTTAGTATTTCCAATATAAAATTCAATTCTATGAAATGTTTTTCCCTTTCTTGAAAATGGTTCTATTGCCGATATTGAAGCAGTTGTGTTCTCATCAGTAGTCTTTATGAGAGTTTGTCCGACAATTTTTGAGGGTTCTCCTGATATTATTTCTGCTATTGCAACTTCTCTTCTTACATAATTTGCAGAAGATGGTTTGATTAAATAATCTTCTAAATTTACAATAGAAGGAGTTTCTCCAAAAATAACTTTGAAAAGTATTTTTATTGCTTCGTCTGTTCCTTTAGAAGCATAAAAATCTTTTGCTCTTCTGATGAAATTTCCAACGTCAATTTCATCTACAAATTTAATATCTTCTAATCCTGGAGTAAAAGTATACTTCAGTTTTTTATAAAAATCTTTTAAGAATAGGGAACTTAAATTTTGAACAGATGAACTATTAGAGTGTTCTGCTGCTGTTGATGTGGAAAAAACAAGTTCTCCACGATTTAAATCTTGATGATAATCGGTTACTCCACTAAATCCGCGCACACAACCAGTAAAACTATTCGTAGTAATTCCAGTATATGTAATTACTTCATTATCAATTTTAAGAAGTCCATACTGATTTGGAAATCCTTTTGTGCTAGAAACACTAATTGTAGTATCGGAGGATGTAACACTAGCACTAGTTATTGTGCTATCAACAATAACTTCTGGTTTTAAGTTATCTAATTTTAAATACTGATCTAGATTATCACTAATATCAATAGGACCACCTTGATATTCTTGAGAAATATAATATTGTTTTAAAAATTCTACCGCATTCGGACTTTCTTCCAAGATAAACTCTGGAAGTTGATGGTCAATTAGATCTTGTACTTTGATTCTAGATTCAAAACCAGTTTGTATCATATTACTTTCTTACTAAATTTCCGTTTGAATAACTTGATGTATAGAAGTCGGCAACAAATCTGGTTCCAGATATCTCATCCCCAGAAGCAATTACATCCCTGACAATATTTATTGTACTTTTAGGAATGTTTAATGAGATATACAAGTCTCTTAATCCAACAACATCATTAGATTCTGGGAATGCTTGTATTTCGATTAATCCATTACTCAATGAAGTTGATGTGATATTAACAGTTCCTAAAATTATTTCTCCTTTTACATAATCCACAGTTCCTGCCGATTTTACAACCACTCTAGTTTCATCAGATACTTGCTTTACAATCGATAAAGTACCGGTCTTTAAATCTGCATTAGGAATATCTGTAAAATAGACCGTATCAGTTTCTCCCGAAATTTTAAATCCGGTAGATTTTATATTAAATCCTTCAGAATTTACATGGAATTGATTTCCATAACACAATTCATATTGTGCAAACTTATTAAGTATAGGTTTTAAATCTCTACGAATAATAATTTTTGTAATATTTGATGTAATTGCAGTATCAGTATTATCAATAACTTGTTGAAGTTTACTATATCTAACTCTACCTCCAAATTTGTTTAAATCTAAAGATTCTGAATATTTTTGAAGAGAATTTGTAACAGAGGTTTTTAATGTATCTGCACTCGATACTTGAGAATAATTATAGTAAACAGAACTATTAAGTTCGACATAAAGAATCTTAAGATCTGTTATCTTTTGATTTATTCCAGATACTGTAAATTGCTTTAACTTTGATAAAATTTGTGTCTTATTGAAATCTGAAACAAATGATCCGTTTTTTGGTTTAATACTAATTTGAACTGTACCGAACTCTGGAGGATCCATTTCTTCTCCACCAACTACTGATACAGATTCAGTATCTGGATATATTCTTTTTACAATTGCTTCATAGTCTCTTGATGTAACAGCTCTGTATTGAGACGAATATAATCTTGGTGCATAATATTTGATTGAATCTATTGGTTCAATATCCCCACCATTGATTGACGATTGATTAGTTGTAATCGTAACAGTTCCTGGATCAATAACCGTACCAGTCGCAGTTTCTAGTGTTCCGGAGAATGAAAAACTAGAAGCACCATTACCATCTCTTCCATCTGTAATAATATAGTTGGCAGTAATTATAGTTCCATCAGAACCAACAGCATCACCAAGTTTTTTACCAATAAGACCATCACCAAATCGTAATTCATATTTTTCATCTTGAACTTCATTAATGAAGAAAATTCTAGAGTTTTTATCTACATCAAAAATATTTTCTGAAAGGAAATATTCAATACCAAGTCCATCTTGTTCTGTTTTTTTAATGTATACCTTAAGTGTCGATGTATCAATAAAAGAATTATTCAGAACAAATCTTTGATCCAAAGAACCATCATATTGAAATTGTTTGGTTAAAAATATTCCTTGATAAACATTGAGGTTATTAAAAGATGCTGTACCGTCCACAACGTTTGCTGTAACGTCTTCTGGGATGGCAAAGGTGTATGTAGTATCATTAGTACTCCCTACACACACTATACCTGCCTTCAGGGTCAATGTAGCAGTATCTGTGCTAGTTGTTACATTAAATGATATTTGTGCCGTTGATGCAACTCTGGAACGGGGGACGTATCCAATGTTACCTGCCAGAGAAACTACATTCTCTCGAAGAGTTGCCGAATCCAAAAAGGATTCATTCACAACCATATTCGAATTGAATGCGGTAATATAAGTATTATATGCTAACGTATCAATTAAAACTGAAAAGTTTGATCCCTCAAAGTCAAAGTCCGTGAATGTAGAGTTAGCACGGAGATAATCTTTGATAGAAGTTTTTATCTGATCAAAATCTAAATTTGTATATTTTGTAAAAGGCATTTTATCTGGTTGCCTCTAGGAGGAATGAATATTCTTGTGTCGGAAACTCTTGACCAATAATATCAAATATAACTGTTACATTAAATGTATTTTCGTCTGCTATTGGATCTACCTGAACGATCAAATTTTCGACTCTATCTTCAAAATTATTAATTGCAATTTCAATTTGATCCTGAATAACTGATGCAGTACCAAAATCAACGAACTCAAATAGACTTCTTCTTACATCAGAACCCAACAAAGAGTTAAAAAATCTCTCTGTTGGGATAGTTTCTACTATATTTCTTACGGAACGACGAATTGCGTTCTCATTTTTTAAAACAGGAAGGTCTTTTGTCACAGGATGGGGCTCAAAAGATAAACTAATGTCCTTAAAAGCCCGTGATATCCTCTGAATTGCCATTGTTAAAGAGTTTTCTTAATTATATTTATACTCTATTCTTGAAGATTCTTCTGCCCTTCCTTTAAATCGTCGTGCATAATCTCTTGAATTACTCTTTCTTCTGGATCATTTGTTTTTTTAGGTAATGACCAGTAATCTGTGGTCAAACTTGTTGTTCCCCACACTTCTTGCATATAATTTTTGTTTCTATCAACTGGTGAATTGCCCATTTTACTCCTATTTTGTTAGAATAGAACTTTTTGAGGGGTTTCTATCCCTATTTTTATTTATTTTTCACCCACTTTGGAATTGATACATCGAGGATTACATGGATTTGACCCACAATTGTCGCATAATTTACGTTCCTGTGCAGTCTTCCAGAAATATTCGTCTTCACGTCCCATTCCAAGTCTTTCAAATCCATTTTCAACTTGATAATATTGAGTCGAAACCTTAAAATCAGGCATTTTTGGTTCCACAGGTGTCAAACTATTGTCAAAAATACGTAATCTATTATTTGGATATAGTGCATACTGCCCATTCTCAAGTTCAATCAGATTATGAGACTTGTGTTCGGCAGGGTTCTCACTAGTAGCCCAATCAACATAGTCTGGATCATGATGGTAGTTATCAATAGTACAAATATAAGTGCCTTTTACATTGCCAAAGTCCCGTGTATAACATTCAAAGTCCATTGAATTAATAAATTTCTTATCCACCGAAACAACCCCATAGTCCATACAATTCCAAAACTGAAGGTTTGGTAGGTTCATGTCTGGACTTGGTGTCTCAGGGTTTGCTACAAAGGCACTGATAGGCAATTTATCATACATTGCCGCATATTCTGGTAGATAGGTCTCAAAATAAAAAGCACGTCCAGGAATCGATTTAACCGATACCCAAACGCCCTTTACAAATTCACCATGTCCACTCTGATGATCCGTTAGATATTCCTTACGAACCCATACTTCCTGTGATGGAAGATTTGCAATCAAACATGCCATATGGTGACAATAAAACTACACCTATATATCAACCTCGTCCTTGTCCACGATACATTTTCTTCTTCCCGTTACGAGAAGTCGCGGCATACTTCGTGTGCTTCCCACTCCCTTGACGAGTTTTCTTCGGCTTTCCTTCTATAAAACCATTACCACTTAATCCAACCTTTGAACGTACTGCCATAATAACTCCTAAATTTTAAAAATCTTTGTTTCTAAATCTTGTGGTCTTGGAAAACCTTTCTGATAATACTCTATCGAAAGGTCTTCTATCTTATCAAAATACTCCTCCTCCGTCAAGTTCTTATACAGTACTTTCCCTTTATGGAGAATTGTATATTCTGTCAGCTCCATCAGATCACTCTTGTCTTCTCATGTCCAACACGAATCCGTGGATCACACCAAATCTGAAACCCTGCTTCGATAGCATCGAGACAGAAACTTACATCCTCTCCACACATATCCTGTACCTCTCCACTCTCAAAGACTTGCATCTTTGGTGCAAACCATGGATACTTTATATCAGAATGCTCAAAGACTCCGTGCTTAATCAATACCCATCCGAAACCTGTATAATCAACAGTAAACGGTTTACGACGCTTCGAAATACTTTCCCCAGTCTCATGATTCATAACTCCACCATTATTACGGAAATCATCCTCCTCCATCCAATGTGCCACTGAAGTGGTCTTACCATCTTCTGTCATATACCATCCACTTGCAATGTCCTGGTCCATTAATACTAATTGCCAAAACTTCTCTGTGTTAAACACAATATCACTATCAATCCATAACTGCCAATCATACTGTAACTTACCATCCCATGGAATTTGATCCGGTCCTCGCAATACATTCGCACCTAAACATTTACATCTGGCAAAATTTACCATCGATGAATAATCTTGCGAAATCTGGATGCTGGCACCTGCTTGCACTAAATCAAAACAAAGTTGTACAAAGTTTTTGAGATACGTATAAGAAACTCCTCTACCTGGTAAACAAAAGACAATGGACTTGCCTTTTACCATTTCCTTTGCCTTCGCATAGTCCCATTCTTCAGTGCTCTCAGTTGCTTTGGGTGTCTTTGCTTTTACTGTAAATCCTTTAGCCATAACTGTAAATGAACTTCGTCACTATCATAACACTCTATCTATACGTCGTCAAGACCTCGGTTCTGCAAACCTCAAGACTCTTCGAGATCCTTAATAATAATACAGTCATTCTCTACCTCGATGTTTACTTCTGTTCCCTCATACCACCCCTTCTCATCACATATCCATTCCGGTATCGTAATAATATATTCCCCACTTACTGGATCGATCTCTACAGTCGTAAAATTTTCCTGCGGATTTTTTTGCATATCTTTGAACCCTGATGCCATTTTTTATATATGAAAATTTTTTTTTATTACAGTGATATCACGAACGGACTTTGGGTCGTTTATAGCTTAAAGTAGTAGGGGGTTTTTATATACGGGGCACGGCAACGCATAACATAAGGGGGGCAATCACCCCCCACTGCTGTTTACGAACGAACGGCATAAAGTCTAAGTTCCTTCTTAATGTCTCTGCCTATGTTTTTCATAGTGCGACAATCACTAGGAGTTCTTGATGTCACTACCCGTGCCTGTTTGTATACATTATGATTCCAAATGCAATGCTTACCATTACATCGGGTTAATGAAAAATTAGCGGTTGTCATTTTGATTTCAATTTGTCTTTGTAGTTTCATAAGGAAAGTAAAGAGAAAAAAACGAAAGAGGAATCAACCCTCTAGAACCCAGGTTCCCAGTTCCCCGGCATCCAGTCTCTGGTTCATCAGTGCCCACCATGGAGAATCGATGAACTCATCCAGCAACCCCAGGTGATGAACGAACCGCAACCCCTGTAACCAGGAGACGGTGCCATCCCATTCAGCAGAGGTGAGGAACTCATCCCAGATAAGGTCGGAACGCATGAGGTGCTTTGCTTGGTTCCTCCATATTCTACAGCATCGCACCCCCCTGCCAACCCCCTAAACGATAAGGGTTGCTGATGAGGGTGATAAGATTATTTGTCTATACTTTGGAACTTATTGTTGTTGAAGTTAGCATAACTGAACTGTTCACGATTGACTAACTTAAATGTACCGAACTCATTGGAGTAAACATAACCCTCACCACCGATTGGAGTTTGTCCGATGTATGCCTTTGGACCATTATTGCGGCAGAGATATATTGCATCCTCTTTAATCGACTTAACTAACAACCAGAAACTGATGAGTTTCTCATTCATAAAGTCAGATGCAATCACGGGACGATTCTCACGAATGCAAGAATTAAGTTCCTGTTTAATCAGTGTTGCTTCCTTATCTGATACAAACTCAACGTTCTGTGCCATAACCTTAGCAAACTGAATCACATCGTCTAAGTCATGGAATCTCTCTAGTCCATCATCATAACGACCGGAGAAGATACGGGCACGGGGTTTCACAAACTTACAATAGAATGTGTCGGTGATAATGAAGTTCATCGGGTGTGCGATTGCATCCCTTAAATCACTCTCTGCTGTGTAGTAAGTATGAGGGGCAACGATAATCTCCTCTTCTACAATGTTATCGAACTGATAGGTGATTGTGTTCGGTGTATATTCATCATTACCACCGAAACCAATAAAATCACCCTGAAAAATGCCGTCGGTTGGGGGTAACCAATCAAAGCAAGTATGCAGAATTCTTGCAACATTGCCCGTGTGGTTAGCATCAATATCCTGATGCGATTCGTTGATTTTGATCTTTACTTTGTTAAAGACTGACTTAGTACCCACGAAGAAATTACCCGTCGCAGGATTAGTCCCCCATACGATTGCAGGTGCTCCGTCCATCTTTACAGATAGATTGCCCTCATTACGTAGACAATCAAGAGCACTTAAATCACCAGTGAGAATTGAATCTTCGGGATGTTCGATGTGCTTGTTTTGCATTTAGAGAATGATGAGAATGAGAACGATTGAGTAAAATCGGGCATAACATGATGCCCACTCTTTTTTGGTTTTAATCATGCAAGACGCATTCCGTTGCTGAACTTTACTGTCTGCATTTCGTCAAATGTTTCATTAAAGACACGAACAAACCACGTCCAATTCTGTTGAAATACCTGCTCATTCTTTGTTCCGCAGGTATATCCAAATTCGTTGAGAAGTGCATTCAGACGGGATTTTGTGGTCTTTGATTGATAACCACCATCATAAAGTTTCAGTGAATCTTCATCAATCTCAGCAATCAAGTTGCCATGAAGATAAACCTTTGAGATACCATCTTCAAGGGTAACTGATGTGTTCGCAGATGTCCAGTTAGTGTTATCTTTGATTGCTTGGATCATCTGCTGTTCGATTTTGCGCATGAGAGGCAGGTAGAAGGGTCTGAGAGGTGTGGTGGGGTGCTGTCCCCTCCACTTCTATACAATACACGATTTTGGGGTCTGTGCCGTGACCTTGTGACAGTTAGTCAACCGCCACCGACGACGTAGGAGACCACACCAGTTTGATGATCAACTCCCTCGATGACCTTATAGTCACCGTCTGTGATGGCAGAGTCAAACTCATCAACCCAGAGTTCAAACTGCGTAGGAGACCACACCAGTTTGATGCTCAACTCAGCGAAGATCTCCCTACAAGTATCTAAGGAAGGAGCGGCAATAACTGCCATTCCAGGGGTGTAGTCATAGAGTACTTCGCTGATTATGTAGAGATTGTTCATTGGGTTCCTTTGTTTAGCATGTATACAATACAGGATCTGAGGCAGAAATCAAGCGATAGTGGACAGCATGTAGATTGTCCTGTGGAAAAAAAGTTTTCCACAGGCAGCTGGCCTGAGTATCATTTAGTGGGGGAATTAATCCCCCTAAGTGTTACTTATGCAAGAAGATTATCAATCACACGTTCAACATCTGCCGAAATTTCAATGCCTTGAGATTCACAATAATCAAGACACATTTGAAAGTCAGGTTGCATCTCCTCTACGAAATCATAGAGGGTTTCAAATACAGTTTGAGAACAAGTCATAATGTTAGTTAGTGAGTATTATTCAGGACGAAGTTTGACTGTAATAATCTCAAAGTTTGGATGCAATTCTTTGCATCTTGCATATGCTTCGGCAGCAGTTTCTCTCATGTAAGAAAGCACATCGTGCATTTCTTTTTTGTTGTCGTAACCGTAGCAATTCCAGATAGGCATGTGATTTAGTGAATGAATGAATAAGTGTTAATCAGTCTCCCAATTCGATAACAGTATGTCCGAGGTAATCTTCAACCCAGACAGTGGAATTAGACTCACTATACATCGAATAAGCAACGTCGATGGCATGATCCTGAGAAGCACAATTCTCAGTTTCGTTGAGTGCTGGACAGTGAACAGTGTAAAGCAAAATTGAACTCGTTTCTTTGACCCTTCTACAATACACGGTTTTGAGGTCTGTGCCGAAACCTTGTGCCACTTTGACCAACTGTCCACTCGCGGCTGACCGGTTTGTGTTACTTAGTGATTTTCTTAAGTGTTAAAAAGGATTTGTCCATGCATGATGTTTAGCAGAACTAATCTTACCGTCTTTGAGTAATCCATCACATACACGACAAAATACTTCAAACTTTTCTAATCGTGTCATGTTAGGATCAACGTCCCTTGCAGTTTCACCGACGATTCTTAAAACTTGTCCTTTGAGCATGATGTTACTTAGTGATGGATGAGTGAGTGTTACTTAGTAGTCTATCTTACCGTTGAGATATTCTTCTACATCAAACTTCTTATCATCTTCTCCCTCTTCTTTATATTCAATCACATCATAAATCTCACCCGGCATATCATTAATCTCAGAGAA